AATCATCTTGACTTCTTGACTTTTTTAGCCTGAAAGGCAAGTAAACCCTGGCTTCGAGCCAAGTCAAGATCAAAATTTCATCTTGACTTTATCTTGACTTGATCTTGACTTTTATACAACTTTAGGAGTATTTATAATATAAATTATACCCCTGAAATTGTACTAATATACAACTTCAGGGGTACATTAATTATTAATTCTGATAGATCGTAGATTTTACTTCGCAGGTATTTCCTGAAACGGTCTCACCGTCAGCTGTCTTGAAATAGATTTTCTTCTTATCGGGATGTTCCTCAACCTTAATCACATTCTTAACTACAAACAGCAGCTTGCTGGTTTTCTTACTGTAAACAAATACTTTCATGATGATTCCTCCTTAAATAAATTCGCCCCAAATGTAGTTACAAAATAATTCTTTTGCAGTACCCGGTGCCTGCTTGCCATACTTAGCGGTGAGATTTCCAAGCTCTGTAAATACCCAACATCTTGCTTCTTCGACCTGTGCATCAGTAATCTGGTCCATGCACTTCTTTCCAAAAAACTCTTCACCATATCCTCTGAAAATTTTATCAATGTGACTCATCTTTAAACCCCCTTATTAACCTACCATATTAAATACTTCTTTAAGAACTGCATAATCTTCTTCATCGCAGATAACTTCGATTAAAGTATTTCCATATGCATCAAATCCAATTTTTGCAGTAGCATCAAGATCTTCAGTTTTAATAATAGTTTTAACTAAACCTAACTTTTTTGTATTATAGCTAAGCGCATAAGTTTTTTTCATCTCAAATCTCCTTTGCTTGAATGCAATCTTGAGGTTACCTCTCGCAGCTATTTGTCTCAATCAGAGGTCATCCGACGTGATCTATTGACCAGGGAGCATTCTGTTTTACCCTCAAGATTGCTTGTTTCATTTGATATATTAATTATACTCTATACCACTATATATGTACACCGACATAGTGCAAGAGATTTGGTAAACCAACTTATGCAGTTTTACCAATCAAAAAGGACCAGGCTTTTGACCTGGTCCTGAGTAATTATGTTAGCCTGCAAGCATGCTTCCTGCAATTTCTTCAAGCTGAAGGCGAGTTTCCAAAGTATAATCCTGAGCAACCTCGGTAATTCCGTTAATCAGGCCCCATCTGTTAGGAGCGTATTTAATCTGCATTACCTCAACAACTTTTTCTGCAGCTTCTGCAGAGAGCTTCGTAGCGGTCTTAACTTCTTCAATAAGGGCTTCCAGATCATTGCTCAACGGGATTTCTCGAGTTGCTTTAATGGATTCCGCAACCTTATCTTTCAGCTCATAAAAAGAATTCAATCCGCCTGTAAGACCCTCTGCAAAATCATCATGGTTGATTCCAATATGCTTCTGCTTAAACATCTTAGCGGCCGATTTGGAAATCACAAGACCATTGGTACAAACTTGCTTCCAGATGAAAAACTTTACTGACAGGCCGCTTCGTCCAATATCAGAGCTATCCAAAGTAATTCCCGCATAAAGGTCTTCCCCGTCAATATCAAGGAGCGTCTGATCAATCATCCTGAGATGCAGCCGCTCTTCATTGATAAAAGATCCTTTGAGAGCAAATTTTTCAGGATTGAAAACTTCCGCTAATGTTGTCAGAATTTCAGGAGCATCATATGTGGAATAGCTTCCCGAAAGGACTCCGCGACAGATTCCGCGGTAATTCCTGATGAAAAGATTTCTCTTATCATCCTGAAGCCAATAGTTCATGTTTTCTGCAGCCAATGTAGGATTGTTGCTTTCAATGCAACGAGTAATGTAACGACTCGGGATAGAAAGCTTTCCACAAAGCTCTCCGCGAGCAAATCCGCTCATTGGAACTGTATGATCACCGAATACCATTGCGCAATCGGCATTCATATGAATGTCACTAGCCGCAACCTTGAAATCCTCACAAGCAGCCTGAATAGCATTTGCTTTATCAAGGAGCTTTCCAAAGTCCTCAGTAGTGTTGATAAATTCACCTCTGTTCAGTTCATTTGCCATCGTATTTTCCTCCTTATTAATTATTTTTCAGTTCAATTCCCCATACCATCTGATAAGGGTTATTGTACATCTTTTCGGCTTTATTCCAAGCTGATCTTTCAATGCGAGCTTTGATCTTAACTGTTTTAGAAAAGCTAAAATTATCAAATGCAGAAATTCTTCTGTAAATTATCACATTCCAGGTTTTCATCTCGGATCTCCTTTCCATGTACCGCGGGCTCGTTCCAAGCGTTCGATGGTCGATGCGCTCAAACCGGCGACTGTGCGGCGGTGTTTCGTATCTCTTAACTATATTTATTATATCACCGTTTACCGAAAATGTACACTTAAAGTTGTACGTAATACTGCAAGAAAAATAAAGCTATAAACTATGCAACTTTAATAGTATAGCTTTAAAAGGCCCCAGATTGACCTCTAATGAATTAAAATAAGAGGGCAGCCGTTTAGCTACCCTCTTATATAAAACTCCGTGTGGATCAAAATTTCAAGGAAATTTTGAGAATCATCTCCGTCCGCCCAGCGGGATCTCAATTGCTTCTTCGACCGACCAGCCATTGCGGTTAATGCGGTCGTAAAGGGTGGGATAGGGGAGATTGAGTTCTTCAGCCCAAGCCTTGATGGACTGAGTTTTACCGTTGTAAGTCAGTTCCTTAACCTTCTTCGATTTCCTGGTCGCAGGGGTCTTTTTTGCAGGTTTAGCGGGTTTGACAGGCTCAGTCTGCTCCGCATGTTCTTCAGGTTCTTCCTGATCGTCCACAGGCGGTTCTGTAGGAGCAAGCTCCGCAGGCGGAGTAGTTTCAAGCTCATCCTGATCGTCAAAATCATCAGGATCATCCTGATCGTCTTGATCATCCTCAAATTCCCTCACGGCGATTGCAGCTCTTGCTTGTTCCAATGCGGTAGTAAGAGTCACGCCCTGGTCAAGATCGGCCTTGATTTTTTCGATTTCTTTATCGGTAAATTCCTGATGCAGAATCTCGTCGATTTTCTGCAGGATCTTATCGACGGCAGCAGCCTTACTGCCTTTTTCATTGATTTTAACGGCATATTTATTGGCCAGCTCCTTCAAGTCAATCATTCTTTTTGCAATCAGTCTTTCCTTATAAGTCATTATAAACCTCCTTATTAATTAGCATTCGCAATTGCTTCTTCTAATGTGGTAAAGTTACCAAGTGTTTCGCCAAGAATATCAAACAAAGAAATCTTCTTGAGCTCATAGACCTTCTTGCTGGGCCGATAAATGATTTTGTAAAAACCATCTTCGCTCACATAAGTTTTAACGGGATCTTTCTTGCTTGACTTAAGTGTGAATCTCATTTTTGATCTCCTTTGGTTGATTGCTTGTTTCATTTGATATATTAATTATACTCTATACCACTATATATGTACACCGACATAGTGCAAGAGATTTGGTAAACCAACTTATGCAGTTTTACCAATCAAAAAGGACCAGGCTTTTGACCTGGTCCCCTTGAAAAGATATCAATTTACAAAATACCACTTTTGTAGTATAATAATAGAAAAAATTAAAGGAGCTTTTATTATGACCAATTTACAGAAAATGAGAAAATCTAAAAATCTCTCGCAGTCCGAGCTTGCGACTGCGGCTGGAATTAATGTTAGGACATTACAGCATTATGAGCAAGGCGCCAAATTTATTGATAATGCACATTTAGATACTATCATTAAATTATGTATTGTTTTAAATTGTAATATTGAAGATATTTTGGAAAATCCAAAAATACTAGAAAAATATTACGGTCAATAAAAAGTGGCAGATATTACTCCGCCACTTTCCGCATAATACTATTATATAATTTTGGATTTATCACAGCCAAGGTTGACATCAATTCGTCCATGATAGACCAGGCCACATCATTTGGCAATCCATAAATTGCTTGTGCAAATTCGGAATCACTTTCATAGTTAACCAGATTAGAAACATTTTCAGATTTCATTGAAGGGGGAGAATCTGCAAATGAATAGCTTGGTTTTTCATCTGGGAATAGATGTTGTTTAATAGTATAAAATGCTGCTAATTTAATGCAGGTATTTGCCGTAGGATTTCTTTGTCCCTCACATTCGGCAATGGCCTCCTGCAAATCCTGTTCAGTAATCACAAGAGGCCACCCCCTTACATTTTTTCAACCTTGTTAGCCAGTTTTTCGATCTCCATGCGGATGCGTTCATCCGGAGCATCGGGCATCATCTCACGAAGCTGCTCGGCGATATCTTCACCGGCACCGGAGTAGCCGCCCTCACGGGAGTATCTGCCCATAGCATCGCGGCGAGCATTCATTCTGCCTCTGGCATAAGATCTACCACCTCTGCCTCCACGAGCATAAGATCTGCCTCGGACGTAGGTATATCCATCGCCCATCGGCATCATAGCTTCACTGTATTCGCCGTCTACATCTTCCATGATATTGCAAATATGGTCAATGGCACTGGCAGTATATTTGATAGCTTCTACATCATCCTTGGAAAATTTGCCGTTGTCGGCATATTCCTCAAGCTCTTTCATGAGCTTGTCTTTGAGTTCGTAAAGTTTATGCATTTTCTCCGCTCCTTTCAGGCTCATGCAATTCGCGTAATAGTCAGGTTCGCATTCTGTACTTCAATTACAGGTGCCGGAGTCACTGCCGGGTCAGTCGTAGCAGGAACTGCATCCACGCTCAGGCTGAAGCAGCAACAACGGGGGACCTTAATAATAGCGGTGCTGGTAACATTACCAAAATCCTCTGCAGCGGCCGGTGTAAAAATTGCCCGACTAGTCAGACGAGGCTCGCCATTGACGGCAATCGCAACTGCGATAGGTGTGACGGTTCCACCTTCAGGAATGGCAATATTCCCGTTAAAAGTAACCTGATACTGCGCGAATTGATTGCAACAGCCGCTGTTGGAGGAAGCACCTTTGAGAATAAAATTCCCGGTATTGCCTTCGTGGTAAACATTACCGCGATTGCAGGGAATAGATGTATCGAACAGGATAGGTGCATTCAGCGCCACTTCCTGAATCGGATTATACAAGAATTCACAAGCCATAGCGTTCCTCCTTAGAAGTTGTTACCGCAACCACATCCACAGCCATTGTTCTGGCATGTAAAAATAGGGGTGCGGCCATAGACTGGAGTTGTGGGAACAGGACAACTGTTCAGACGGTTATACAGAGCATCTACCTCATTATTAAGGCCCTGCTGGAATGTAGCAGTTTGAGCCGCCTGAGAAGCCTGCATAGTCGCCATATTAAGCTGATTCTGAAGGCCAAGGTTCTCCCTCTGAGCCTGTGCAAGCTGACCCTTGACGCCATCCAGCTCAAGAGCGCACAGCTTGTCAAGAATCGCCTGAGTGCCACGGGTCTGGGAGTCAATAATGTCTCTGGTGTTCATCAGGGACTGAGTGCGGTCCGCACAGTTTTCCGTGGCGACCGTATATTTCAGATCCGCAAGGCCGAGTCTGTTCTCACAGCAGCAGTCTGCAAACTGAGAGCCCAGCTGATTAAAGCCCTGAGTCATTGCGGTCTGTCCGGCAAAAGCAGTCTGCATATTTGCCATTTGACGTGCATTGGCTGCAGTCTCGGCGTTTGCAAAACCAGAGTTGATTGTTGCATTCACACCGGCGAAGCCGTTGCACAGGGACATCTGAACATCGCCACAGCAATTGCAAAGCTGTGTGGACAGATTGCTCACGCCATCCCGGATGGATGTAACGTTGCTATTCAGCATCTGGTCACGGAAGCCGTCATTGATCTGGTTAGACTGATTCATCCAAGGATAAAGCGCTGCTCCATCTGCGGCAAAACCGCCGATACCATTGCCAAATCCACCAAAGCCGCCCCAGCCGTTGTTGCCAATGAGCAGGAACAGAAGCAGGATCCACCATCCATCTCCGCCAAAACCATTGCCGAAGCCACCGCCCTGATTGCCATACATAGGAGCTACGGGCATAACCATTCCGGTTCCGTTTTCATCTGTAAGTGCCATAATTGTTTTTTCCTTTCTACTGATAATTGTTGTCAGTTAGCGGCTTTACTCATATTGCTATAAAGCCGGTATTTCATCCCGTGTGCACCCGGGTAGAAAACTTATTTAATATTCAGCATCTGCTGAAACTGCCGTGCCATTTGAACAGCGTGGTCATACTGTTGCTGAGACACCTTACCAGAATTTAAAAGTTGTTGGACTTGTTGCTTGGGATCTCCTTGAAAAGACTGTTTAAACTGTTGAAACCTCTGAAGCAGGTTGTTTTGTGATCCTTGCTGTTGCATTTGATTGTAAAGTGGATTCATGATGCGCGCCTCCTATTTTATTTATTTGCTGCTTAATGGTATCAATTTGTGCTTGTAAAGCATTGATATCTTGTCTCGTGGCGGCGTTTTCTAAGTTTTGAGTTTGAGATGTTACCGGTGATACTTGAGGCCCATTTTGACGTATTGTGTAGTCGAGTATCCTCATGGAAGGCATTCCAGATGCATCTGCAGATTTAAGATAAATAGTCTGCGATTCAGAATCCCACAGCTGAACCGTGCTATTGGGGGCTACGAGATAGCTTTTTGCACCGGCTTCTCCTTGTACCCAAATAATTCCATTTGACTGTTGTGTTTGATTTTGTGGCTGCATTTGAGGCTGATAATTTTGATAATTCTGATACCCATAATAAGGCTGATATCCTGCAGGAAATCCATTATTATATGCCATGTTTACTCCTTTCTATACCAAACATATACGGGAATCATTTGTGAGCTATTCCACGAATCATAAAGATTTCCATCTACCGCTGTGGCAACGTGTCCGCCAAAAGCAAGAACAAAAGTGCCATATGGGTTGTCTCTACAAAAATCTTCAGCAGTATAACAATCCGGACAAGTGTTAGGAATGGCTTTTCTGTAAAATCCATTCTGTCGTAAAACCGCTCCCCATACACTATCTGCCGAAGGCATATCGCCCATTGTATAGCCATTTTCTACAATCATGGCATATGCATCCTCCCAATCCGTATCTAACGCTTTTGTAACCGCCCTTACGGCACAATCTCCAACATTTCTACCTGTTGGATTGGGGTTATATTTTATCCACATTATTTATCCTCAGATCTTTTTCTAAACCTGATATAAAACTTTCCAGATCAGATTCAGTAAAATTTTTTATAAAATCCCAATAAAAATAATAAGCTGTGGTTAGATTAAAACCACATCTTATTAATCTATTAACATAATTCCACATACACAACTCCTTACTATAATTTTATTTTAAAATAAAAATTGCCCTCTGATAATGAAATCAGAAGGCAATTTCTGTGCAGTTTATGATCATCTTAGCTCGCTTGATTCGCAAGGCAGGTAAGCTGCTTATTATATTTTATTAACTTTTTCCTTGCGAGCGCCTTTTGTTTGGATGTGAGAAATCCGGCTTTATTGAGGAATTCGGCCATGCTGGATAATATCGGAGCATCTACGCCGTTGAATCCAACGCCGTTATGCTCTTTAGTATTTCCATCTGCTTGCTCATCGGCAGTTTGCTCTGCATAAAGTTTTCTGAGAGCTCCATATAAAACTTTATCATTTTCCTGTATCAGATTTTTGATCTCTTCTTCTGTCCAGGTTCTCATTCTTGATCCTCCTTATAAAACTCAATTACGGCTTCTTCTATTGCTTTTTTCTGCAGCTCTTCTGGTATACCTGCGTATTCATTAGAAAGGTCTTTAAGCATGTTATAAACATTCTGTTTAAAAAGATTCTTTGCCCATTCTTCAAATGTAGGTATTTTTGCAGCCATTATATTTTCCTCCTTATTTATTATAAGTAATTCTCATGATATTTGCAAAATTTGCTTCCTGCTCCTGATCGTCTTCTTCGAAAAGCAGTTCTCTAAGCTCTTTAATAGTCATTTCCTGATTATCTACATGTGTTAAAGCCTGTCTTAATTCTCTAATAGTCATTTCAGATCTCCTTTGGTTGATTGCTTGTTTCATTTGATATATTAATTATACTCTATACCACTATATATGTATACTGACATAGTGCAAGAGATTTGGTAAACCAACTTATGCAGTTTTACCAATCAAAAAGGACCAGGCTTTTGACCTGGTCCTGAGTAATTATGTTAGCCTGCGATTTGTCTTGCAGAAACAGCATCTTTACCATCTCGACGGCCCTGCTCATAAGTTTCAGAGTCATAATTCATTCTAATTGTGCAGCGCTTGGATTTCCAATTTTTACTCATCTCTTCATAGGATTTTTCAACTTCCTGAGGAACCACGATCATAAGTGCCATGCACTGTTTGTCGAGGGCTTCCGTAATACCTGCGATAAATCCCATAAGATAGGTATTCATCAGGCCCTTAGTATTTTCACCGCGTTTCTTGGCATTTCTCCAATGCTTCAGGGCCAGTTTGTTTCCCATATTGTACAGGAACTTGAAAACTTCCAATGCGATCTCCGCATCTTTTTTATATCCGTAAAAAACGATCGCGGTATCCAGCAGATAAACCTTGCATCTGAAGTTGCGAGCAATCACGCCACACAGACTCTGTTTCCATTTCTTCATCTCGTGCTTGCCTGTGTCGGAATAAATTGCGTGGTAGATTTCATCTTTAGCTTCATCTATATTGATCGCAGATGCATCAATTCCGTGCTTGGCCATAAGTTCCTGGGCCTTGAGAGCAGCCGCAAGGGCCTCATGCTCATTAGGATTATTGTTTGCGAGATCCAACAGATTCTTGATTTTCTCTACGATTTTTTCAGTAGTCATTATATTTTCCTCCTTATTTAATAATTTCGTTGATTGCATATTCAACATCATTTGAAAATGCTTTACCGATAAATGCAAATTTGCCATTCTTAAAAATTTCATAAACGGTGACTTTGCAAGTCCAACGGTCAACTCTTTCGACTTCAACTTTATAAGTTCTGTTATTCTTTACGACTGCCATTTCAGATCTCCTTTGGTTGATTGCTTGTTTCATTTGATATATTAATTATACTCTATACCACTATATATGTACACCGACATAGTGCAAGAGATTTGGTAAACCAACTTATGCAGTTTTACCAATCAAAAAGGACCAGGCTTTTGACCTGGTCCATTGAAAAATTTGTTACTTCATATATTTAAAAAGTAGCTTCTCTGATTTATAAACGATATTTTTGATTTGTCTTACTGATAAATCAAATTCTTCCGCAAGAGGATCATAACAAATACCATCGATAAATCTACGTTTTAAAATCTTACGATCACGCTCATTATGGATATGTTCATCAATTACATGAGAAATTTGGCTATTTGTATATGTGATCATTTTTTAACCTTTATTCTTCCGGTACCATGGCACATATTGCATTTGCGATAGCCGCTTTTTCCACCAGTCTTTCGTGATCTCATTTTAGTTCGTTTTGTAGTTACTGTTTGTTTCACTTTCGCCATTTACATGTACTCCATCATTGATTATGGCTGCGCCGTTACCAGTATCAACGTCTTGAGTTACTGTCTGTGTGGTGGTTACGGCATCTTCAAATTGGTTTTCGTAATAAAACCAGGCCGCATTAGATCCTGCTAAAAGCAGTATCAAAATGATACATAAAACCCATAGCCTTTTTATTGTTCGCTCTTGTCTTGCCATATCCCCTTCATGTGCAAGATACGGAATCATTATGATTTCATTTTCTTTCATTTCACAAGCTCCCCAAATCCATGTTTCTTGAGGTATTGCTGGATTGCAAGGATGAGCGGGAATTTGCTCTTGTCACTGAGCAGTTTATCTACCTGTGCTTGCGTACCTGCCCATCGGATACCAAGTGCTTTCTTACGTGCGTCATCCACGCCATGAACATTGAACAGGACTTCCACAGCAAGGTCTTTATCAGACTTATCAGGAAATGGATCTTTCACGGGCTTACCGGTTGCCCACCGCATCCATTCTTTGGCATCCATGTAAGCAAGGTCGAGGTCGAGATTTTCTCCCCATCCACTCAGCCTGCCGTGTGAGGAATACTGGAAAATGGTGGCCTTGTCCCATGCGCCCCAATTGCCTGAGTCTGTCCAAGGGTTGGACTGGTATCCAGTAAGATTGTTATTAGCGTACTGCGCTCCCCACAGCGGATAATCTCGCGCGACTGCAATCCAGTTGTGCGCCCGGCAACCGCTGATTTTGCTCATGTAGATGAATGGCGTCACGCCGGTCTTTCCTTTTACATGATCGAGAAATGTCTTGCTCCAACTTACATCGGATTTGCCGAACGCCGGGTTCATGTCTTTTTCCCAGTCCAGTGCAAGGATGGCTTTACCGATATATGGTTTAATTGTATTGAGGAAGAAATTTGCTTCAGATATGGGGTTTCCACCTGCGCCATAATGATAAATACCGAGCAGTTTCCCTGCCGCAATGACTGCATCGGCCATACGCTTAAAGTCTGGATTAATATAAGTAGTTCCTTGAGTAGCTTTTACAATCACAAAATCACACGGAACCTTTGCGGGATTAAGTCCAGTTTGATAACTCGCACCATCAATTCCATTGAGAGCCATTGATTATTCCTCCTTATAATTCTTCGTGCTGATCCCGAGACAAGTTCCCAGAAATGCATCGATCGCAGTTACTGTGCCGACAATTTGCTCGCCATAAGGGAAGCCCCAAATGGTAGCCAGAGCGAAGTACAGAGTACCGATAGCCGGCAATAGAATCTGTGCGATGAATTTGAGAATGTCATAGGTTTCATTGCTCATTTTCAACATGATATCACCTCACTTTCCAATTAAATATTCTTCAAGCTCATGTTTTACTTTTTTCATACCTTCAATGTCATTTCCATCAATGCCGTGCTGCAATAAAGCAAGTAAGGCTTTCATGGTTATTGTACTTGATTTTTCGAGGGCCTTTAACCGGTTATCGTCATTATTTAAAAGCTGGTCGTGTTTATCAAGCCTTGTGTTCTGCAGTTTGTTTGGTGCTCTAATCTTATTAATGAATGATACTATTACTGCACCTGCTCCAGCAATAGCAACTACGGCTCCACATGCTCCGAGGAAAAGTCCTATAAGCTGTGACGGTGTAAGCATGATTGGCGTGTCCATGATGGTGTTCCTTATCCTTTCGATGTCTTAACAGTGATCTTTCCTTTTTTAATGTTAAAGAAAATATCTCCGTATGTCCAGTTGTCCCAGAATTTGGAACCCACATTGCGGAGCCTGTCTCTGGTTTTGTTTCTGCCTGCCCTCGTCGGACCACGGTGATAATCACTCGTGGAATGTTCAGGACGTGTAGCCTCACAGATTGCAACATTACAAGCATTGGCATCCCCATGCCATTGGCATTTGTAAATATTGCATTTAAGATCTGGCACAGCCTTTATCAGCAGATTGTTCCCTTCATTCTGAAGATCTCCAGCCGTATGGTAGATGATACCACCCAAATCAAATCTCAGCACGATGCTTTGATTATTCACAAAATGGTGGCTGTCGTGCTCTGTTAGCCTATCTGCCGGCGCCTGATAAATGCAATTACACTTGATATCACCCACAGTAAATGCGGAACCTGCCTTAAGGTAGACGTGGTTTGCCACCTTCTTAGCCTGCTTGCGAATTGCATTGCCATAAGACTTCTTATATCGATCAAGACCAGTACAATCAGGAAGATACAATCTGCCGACGGCAAACGCTTTGAGGATGTTTGTGAGTCCGCCGTAATGGTCACCGTGTGCGTGACTAATAACCACGGCATCAATCCGCTTGACACCGATTGCCTTCAGTTTGCGGATGACTGTATTAGAGGCTTTCGCCTGTGCTGTATCGACAAGGATACAGTGCTTGACCGAACCGTCCTCATTGAACTGAAGGACCGCCGTGCAGTCTCCATAGAGCGATTCATCCCCCTGAAAGAACCAAATGGGATAGACGCAAAACTGCGCCTGAGATTTTGTGATGAGAATTCGGTCAACCTCCGCCTGTACTTTCACGGGGTCATATCCACAAAACTTGAGGAGCAGGACTCGTGCGTCGTCTTTATCAAACTGACCGCCGATAACGAGATTTGCTACTGATATCAGAGACCGCCCTCTCATGGAATAAATGTAGTCGATTCTGTCTTGAACCTTGGTGTACCACTTACCGAGTTTCTTCCTGCGCATGCCCGCCGTGCCGTAGCGTCCATCAATACATGCGACAGCCATGTACTTGGCTTCAGTCTTCTGCGATACGACAGTGTTGACTTCCTTTTGGATTTCGTCAGCACCTTTACTGCCGAATTTGGCAGTTAACTTTTTTGCTCTTTGTGAATTCTTGCCGTAGACATTCAACAGAACGTCGGACACGGCACAAATAAGTTCCAGTCTTGTCATCAGTCTCCCCTCAAATCTTTATGCCATGAAATATAGCATCCTTGCCATTTATGCTTCTTATAATATAGTTGCGCATGTACTGCCTGCGCTTTGGTCTTAGGATATTCGATACCCCGGATATAAATACCTTTCTTCCTGCACCAGTCCAGATACTCCGTGTAATACTTGGTATCCTCTGCCGACTGCCTTTTTTTGTCTTGATACAAGACACCTTCCTGATTGACGGTCTTGATGATGTTCGGATGTGCCCGGATGAATTTTCTCACGAATACATCCCCACCGTTGGGCGTCACGATCAGGCCCAAAGCATTGATTTTCAGAATCATGTTGCTGAGTGCCGTATAGACTGCCTGCGCACTCGGAAGATTCCGGTTGTACTGCTTGCGGATTTGTCGTTCCAAAATCTCGTAGTAAATGTCCGTATTGTCCAGATACAGTCCGATTGCACCCGTGGCTTTTATCTGCTTTGCAAGACTGAAAATGTGGTCTTGCCATTCTCTGGCAGTCGGGTCAATCCAGTATTCACCCTCCCAGCCTTCGTATGGAGCAAGTCTCAAGTGTTTGAGTTTGTCGTAATAGGGACGCTGTTTTTCCAACGCCCCTATATTCAGATAGCCATACACCCACACGCCATGCCTGACAGCTTCACGGACTACTTCTTCATGCCCTTCCGTATCCACAACAGCAAGGTCATTCTTCCGGCACTTCGCAAGCGTCCGTGGTACATATGCGGATTCAAAGCAGTATGTCAGCATTTACAGTCCTTTCTCGCAAGCGTGCGGATTATTCTGCTCCATACAGTCGGCGTAGTGCCGATGATGATTTCTGTCATATATGCCTCCTTTACTGTGACGGAGTGCCTCTTACTATTACATCTGCCATGCGTGCCTCCTTAATCACGTATCCCCAATATATAACCGACAAAAAGCCCCAGAGCAAACCATGATATATAAAAAACAAATTCTGTCACGATGTCTCCTTATGTTGTGCCTATTGCCAGCGCCTGCCTTACAAGCGGCACATATCCATTAATATATCCGTTTGCTGTGGGATGCACGCCGTCAGCGTCTACCATATACTGTTCCGCTACGGTGCTATCCGTACTCCATGCGGTCGGTGAGCGGTACTGCGAAAAAGCCGAATTAATCAGAGATTCATTGTATACATCAATAACCTTTACCCCATAAACTGCACAGATTGCCACAAGAGCATCATGCAGATCCTGCTGAGTGTATCCCTGTGTGTTCTGTCTTGTCGGACAATATCCGTCTTTTGCACTCCCTGTGTTCCACTGCGTTTTATGCGTAATGATAAAAAACCTCTGCGCATTGGGAAATTTCTTTATCATCTGATAAAACAGGAAACCTGCTCCGCCCATTACTGTACTGCGGTCTAATGCATTGGCTTCTGTGTCTGTGGTTGCAGGTGCTGTCGGTATTGTTCCGAGCGCGGCTTCATAGTGATAATCATTTATCCCACCGTCAGCCACAATAACATCCGGCGTGTATGCCGTCTCTGCTACAAGCGCATCGGGAATATTGGTTACACTTGTATTGATATTGGAAATAGTAGCATCACCTACTCCAATATTTTTGTAATCGAGTCCCAAATCTCCAACAAATCCCTTATAACTGTTCCTTGCCCCTCTACAAATCGAATCCCCACACGCAAGGATTTTTAACTGAGGTAGTCCATTGTCGTTTAACAGGACCCATGGCTTAAAGCCCCCTGACCAGTAAATTCTAAAATATACACTTCCTGACGTATGGTAAAAAATATGCATATCACCTACTGACCTTGTCGCATCCTTTCCATACGTCAGAATCCGCCCCGTCATCTGGGTTATAGGTGCGTGCGCAATGCTTCCATCTGTTATGTTTATCGCAAAATGCCTGTTATTCGGGAGATTATTTAAATCACTTCCGCAAATGTCGCCGGCCGTTGTAGTCAGCAAATGCACGTTTTCGCTGTGCATATACAGCGGTATGATGTTAACAAGATCATTGGGGGCGGTTCCAAAATACAGTTTCGGATTTGCATAATCTGATGCATTTAAAGGATTGCTCCCGGATGCCATGAAATATGGCTGTACATAAGCGCAGTTTTCCGCTGTGGTTATCCAGCCATAATACTGATGCGTTTTTGCATTGATATTTGTGCCTGTCCCTGCTCCTCTTGAAAGCAGAGTGCCGTCAGATTTAAACTGCGCCCAGTATGTGTATCTGGGATAGCTTGTGCCGTATTTGAGCACAGCAATAACCGTCTCGCCACCTGTAACCGGAATCTTTGTGCTGTAAGCAAAAGCAGATGCACTGTTCGCAATTACGCCGGACGAGTTAATAATCCCCTGCACAAGCGTCCCACGGTAAAGATTTACAGATGTATCAAATGCTGATGCAATATCATCTGCTATTCCGTCAAGTGCCTTGCCAGCGATACCTGCATCCGCCGCCTGTCCGCTCTGGGTGAGGGTGGGGTCAATACCGAAATCAATGGATTCTGCCGCCGCTTCTGCCCTGTCAGCCTGTGCCTGCGCAGCCGTTGCCGCCGCCTGTGCCGCTGTGATTTTGCTCTGGAAGTCAGTAAACTCCTCGATGATAGATTCACTTGTGACGGTTCCGGCGTCCATTGCCGACCTCTGGACTTCAAGATAAAAGCTGGCAGTAATGAGTTCTTTCCCATCGTGCTCAACAACAACCTCAAAAACACATCTTCCATGTGCGGCAGTCATTTGTTGCATCTGCGCTTTTGTGCCGGAGAATGTGCATGTATGTCCGATACGTGTTCCAGTCAGTTCAAACCCGTTGCCGTCACGCTTTGTACCTCTGATTTTGGTGGTAGCACCTGCTACAATGTCCAAATCCCCTTCGGTGGAATACAGCTTAAATATAAGCGCAAAATCAGAGGAATACTGTTTGATAGGAATCACCAATGGGAACGAATTTGGTGATACGTTTAATTTTTTGTATATAGTCCACGTTGCCATTTACATTCTCCTTACAGAGTTTTGATTCCGTAGATACCAGTGATAGTGATGTAGATTGAGGAGATACCACTGTCACCCTGACTGATATCCGGTGCATTGGATATAGCACTATGGCTTGTCGGTGAGTATGTGATGTTGTTCGTAATGGTAAGCTGTGTGCCGGAATCTACCCTGATAGTCATAAGTCCGTCTCTTTGGGCAATTCCGTAGATTTTAAGCCTTGTGTCACCGATAGTTATCCTGCTGATAGGGAAAATAACGGATGGAATCAATGCGCTGTTTTGTGACGCATAAATCATAAGGTACTCGTATCCGCTGATACTTTCGCTTAACTGGATTCCTGCATTTGTCCGTCCTTGCCCACCAACACTACTCCACAATTCGTCAATAACGAGCGCACGCCTTGTGGTATCGATGTTATTGACGGTGGTCTGGATATCGGAAACGGTAGAGTTTATGCCGGACTCAAACTCCGTAATCTGCTCGTTGACGCTTGTAGTGAGATTTTCAATTCCTGCCCTTGCCTGGATATCAACAGTTCCGGTGTGTCCCTCTTTGTTGAGTACATAAGCTGTGGCATATAATGCCCTTCTTACATCCTCTCCCTTTGCGGCTTTTGCCAACTCATTGAGCGCATCGGTAATGGTATATTCTTCATTATTTACAGCCTCAATGATTTCTGTGATTTCAGCATTTGATATCATCTTTTATACCTTCGCAATCCAATGTATGGTATCTTCCACCGCAGAGTCTGACGTATTGTGTGCGGAATATTGGAAAGATTCTGTAGTTACATTTGAGATGGTTACATTCAGCGCACCGGATTCCGTCCTGACGCTAACACTTGGAACATACAGATATATTTCGGGAAAGTATATAACTCCTGTTGCTGTCCCCGATGTGGCTACCTCTACGGACTCCTCGCCCTCTTGCAGTTGCAGTGTTACAGTTATCGCAGAACGCACGGATTCTATCTGCTCCTCTGCCTGTGATGCTGACTGACTGACTGCTGCAAAGATGTTCTGCCTGTTGTCAATTTGAATGGATGTGATTGTGTCGGCAGTCCCGAAATTGTATGTAGACTCTGCCGGATTATCCAGTTTGAGTTCCTGCGAAGTGCACATCACATAATGATTCACGCCATGAGGGTCAGACACAATCGGAACGAGATATCCACACTCAAACGGTTCTATGTCCTTGTCGATTACATTGAGGTCAATGGCGTTTACCGTAAAAGAGACCGGATCAGTAATTCCGATTGCAAGGTCAGCCACTGCCGCACGGTAAAGCACTTCGGCAGATGCCACTCCTTCATACTCAATCACTTTCCAGATTGTTCCGTATTTTTCGATACCTTCTTGTGATTTGATATAGGGCAGGCCGTCGTTGACGCTTTCAATAGTCACCCTTCCGTTTGAGCCTTCGATTTCATTCCCATACGGCAGGATAACTGTGAAAACATTTTCTGCATTCTGCTCTTGAGCAATGGACAGAAGGTTTTTGCCAAACTCAATCCCCTGTGTGCTTATCAGGTCGCTTTCTGCAAGGTAGTCGAGATAATTGACTCCATGCTCCCTTCGAATCTGCAATACACCACCAAGAGGGCTTTTTACGGTTTTATTGGTGATAGCCTCGAACATGTCTGTGTTCACTTCGGTGGTGTACCTGTTGAGTCTGTTTGTCGGTTCTTTCACAGTGACATTACCGAGATAAATCCTTTTCCATGCATCTGCCCTTGCGTTATACATATCAAGGAGCATGGAGAGTAACTGCTCGACTACATCATCCCCCTCCAGATTCACCATAAATGGGGAGCAGGGGACATCATGCAAAAAGGCAAGCGCACCTTCGCAGGTTATGGATTTGTTGTTGTAATCATCTTTCTGACAACTGATTGCCCTACCGTAAAAGATGCACTTATCATCCCGATAGCACTCTATCGGCATCTTGAGCATTTCTATCTCGTCGTATCCGCTTGCACCGGGGCAGAGCGTAAAGGTCAGGCTTCCTGCTTTATTGACAGCCAGAGAAAGGGAAGGGGACAGCGTTAAACCATAGCCAGGGACGTATATTGTTATTCCGCCTGCTGTGATTGTGTACATTACAGCGTCCCTCCCCTAAATATGATTGATACCGTCCCTGTACCAGACAGCGTGACAGTTTTCTTTTCATTTGCGAGTCTCAATGTCGGGATGATGCTCCGGCCTTCCGGCAATGCATATGTAGTGCCGTTGTAGGTGGCATAGATACTGCCTGTACAGTCAAATGTTGGCGTTATCGGCAGTCTGGATGCACAGATTTCCACTTCCTGAGTGCCATCAATCACCAAATTGCTAAACCCCCATGCATAGTCTGTCGCAAACTCAAAATCGTCAAACAGCCATTCTCCGTCCGTTCCTGTCTCATAATATTTGTAAGGGTCAACTGATCCTGTGATTGTAATGTCGAATTTATACTTGTCGTACTGGATACCTTCGACCGAAAATCGTCCTTCCCAGTGACCCTTTCCTGTATCATCGAGATATAATTTTGCAGTCCTGCCATGCAGGAAGTTTAGGATTTCGGAAATGACTCCGTCCCATTCCTCCCTCGGCTTGATGCATCTGTATACCCCAGAAAAAGTGGCAGGCTCATAATGCACAAATCCATCCAGAGACTGCGTGAGGTCGATTACTTTGTCACTGCCTGGAATCGTCTGTGTCAGGATTTGCGGCGAAGGCGGTGACACCCTCGCCGGCCCTACCTGTAACAATTCCCAGTCGTTATATGTATGTCGCTCACCTTCATCAGTGATAAATTTTGCTCCGTAAATCATATAACGCCTCTCTGTTTAAGCTGTACTGTACTGCCAAGCCTGCGGTCAACATTTGCGGTCACTCTCCGACCGTCGAGTGTAATAACCGGATCAAGTTCATTGAGTCGGTCAAGAATATCTCTCAGCAGAGAAACCATTTCGTCATTGTTACTTCCCGTTGCCTCACGAATATCCCGCATGAGATTGTCCCTGCCGTATACCATCTCGTCACCGGCTTCACCGAATCCCATAGCAACAGTGGGGGCAGTGAAAAGCCAAGGGTTTTCCATAGCCTTCCTGTGCCACGAAATGGAGAAGTGCGGGACCGACGGAGGATTGAGTGAGAATTTGCCGTTTATGCTGATATGAGGCAGTTTAAGCTTGGGCAGGCTCCAATGGAAATGCATCTTGCTCTTGATTTTCTCAATCGCATTTGATACGGCTTCTTTTGCGGCATCCATAGCACCTTTGATTTTTTCTTTGATGCTATCAAAGATAGATGTTACCTTCTCTTTCGCGGCAGAAAATCCGTCCGAAATCTTGTCCTTAATGCCATCGACAACTGACGTAACCTTATCTTTTGCCGCAGTAAAGACCGTAGATATTTTATCCTTTATGCCGGTCACTATTGTGGATACTTTGTCTTTTGCCGCATTAAAACCGTTTTCGATGGTAGTCTTTACCGCATTAATCGCATTTGAGATAGTGGTCTTGATAGCATCCCACACGGTTGACACAACACTCTTTATGGCATTAAGAACCGTTGAAACAGCGGTTTTAATAGCGTCCCAGACCGTGGTGACAATACTCTGGATATTTGAAAGAGTTGTCTGGATGAATGCTTTAATTGCATTCCAGACGGTTGTAATGACTGATTTTACGGCATTAAGCGCTGTCGAGATAGCTGTCTTTATCGCATTCCAGACTGTAGTTACAACCGCTTTGATAGCATTAAGAACCGTTGTTATTACTGCCTTTATTGCGTTCCAGACTGTTGAAATGATTGTACGGATAACCTGTAGTACAGAGCCAATAAATGCACTAATAGCACTAAAAATTGTGGATGTAACAGTCTGTATAGCTGTCAGGAATCCGCTCCAGTCACCCTGCACAAGAGCAGTAAACGCCTGCACAATTCCGGTAATTACCTGTAAAACGGTGCTGATAATGGTAGACACAGCGTTCCATACAGTTTGCGCAACTGACAAGATTTCGTCACCCCATTCCGCCCAGAAAGCCTTAAGGTTTTCGATGAATGTCGTTACGTTCTCTGCCATAACCTGGAATACCGCAATCCAGAAATCCTTCACTGCGGTCAGGTATCCCATGATTCCACTGCCAAATTCATCCCAGAGTGCAAGTGCGGTCTGAATGAACCCGTTGATAAACTCTGTAACGAATGTAAGCGCAGTGATTACGAAATCCTTGATGCCGTTGAAAATTTCTCCCGCCTTTGTCAGGATTTCAGACCCATGCTCATCCCAGAATTGCTTCATTCTGTCAACGATTATCGAGAATGTCTCTCCAAGTGACGTAAGTGCAGAACCTAACTCAGGCGCTTTGTTATTGATTCCGCCCATGATGAAGTTCATCAAGTCGCCGCCCATGGAGGCAAATTCGCCGCCCATGTCGCTAAATGCATCAAGAAGCATTTTAGCAATCATTGGAATCTGAGCAACAATAACCTTTGCGATTCCCGGGAGAGCCTTTGCAATGCTGACTACAAGAGATGTAGCCGCAGAAAGCACGGAAGGTAACAGCGAATTTGCAAGAGCAGGAAGATACTTGCTGATTACAGGGGCGGCTTTAGACACAAGAGTGCCTATCCCCTCCAATGCCCTCTGGATGGCAGGCATCAGATTATTGAGGAGTCCTGTACCTTGCTTATCGCCGACAAGAGCAACGATGAGGTTATCCATCAACTGTCCTAAGTCAGCATCAGGATTGGCAAATCCGGCAACCAAATTACTCCATGCGGCTTTCGTCATGTTAAACGCACCTTCAATGGTTTTTGCCGCTTCAGCCGCTGTTGTACCTGCTATACCTTGCTCGTATTGCACAACTTGAATTGCTTTTACGATGTTGTCGAAGGACATTGATGTGCCATCGACAGAAAGACCAAGTTTCTCCTGTGCGTCAGTTGCTTTCGCCGCATCTGCAATCAGACGTTGCATTTCTGCCTGTGTACCACCATAACCTAATTTAAGGTTATCGAGCATGGTGTAGTTTTGCTTCGCAAAGCCTTGGAACGCATACTGTACAGATTGCATATCTGATCCGAAGGTATTGACGTTGTCAGACATTGACTGCATCGCAACGTCCGCAAGATGAGCAGCTTCTTTTGTGTCTCCACCGAGTGAATTAATCAAAGACGCTGCAAAACCGGTTGCCTGATCCATGTATTGATTAGCGGACATGCCAGCGGTTTTGTATGCTTGATTTGCAAAAGTCATAACATCATCGGCAGCATCACCAAACAGCTTTTTTACACCACCAGATAATTGCTCGTAGCTGCCATAGGCTTCTACTGATTGTTTAGTGAGAAATCCAACGGCTGCCGCACCGGCAGTTATTCCAGCAGCCGTTACTTTAGCAACCGTTCCTGCTACTTTTCCAACCGAGCCTAAAACTTTTCCAAGTTTTCCGCCAGTGGAGGATGCCTGAGATTCGGCTTCGCTTAGGCCTTGTTCATATCCGCTTTTATCAAGCGTAAGCTGTGCTACTAATGCGAGTACATCCATCGGTCATCCTCCTTTCTTAAGATTATTAATGCCTGTTGATATTCTTTCTATAATTTGTTCTGCCGTTTCTTTTGGATCCTCGTTAGGTTTCTCTAACTTTACGTCTTCAATAATTTCAATATATCGAGATTCAAGAGCCATTCCTTTTGAATAAAGTGCTGCCGTATTATTTGCGATAGCTTTTATTCCATCCGTTATATAAACACGGAAGAGCTTATCCTCTGCTTGTTTCTGCATTTCTTCAATACAGTGTCTGATAATATAGCTCTTTCCAAATCTGGGAAGCAGATCAAGCCGGAGTGTCGTTAGGCACTGAAAATACCTGTCTGCTCCACCATTCCCAACGATGTAAAAAAAGCAAGTACGTCCTGATCAGAGATCATTTCACCGACATTGCGAAGAAAAAACGGCATTGTATAGTTGTTCACGTCTTTCGGGTCGATAAAGCAAGAAAGCGCCAGAAGTTCAAGTGTCTCACTCTTGTGGGTATGCATCATGGATGTGAGAATGTCTTTCACATTCTTCATGCGCTGAGCTGTGATCTTCTTTGCGTTCTCCCTGCGGACCCGGTCAGCCTCTTTCTCGTTGTCTTTGGGAATCTCCTGGAGCCCTTCCACCTTGCGGCTGCGGATACCGAAAATATCATTTACTTTCACAAATTTCTCGGCCGCATTCATGATCAGATATGTCTGATCACAAAATTCATCCGGAGTACAATTTGCTAAATTTTTACTCATTGATTTTCCTCCTTAACCCGCGACGCTATAAAATACCATAGGAACCACTTTCTGAGCCTTGATAGAGACATGACCACGAATAGTAAGGCTGGTCTGGCCCTTACCATTCTTCGTAGTCTGCAGGGAGAATCCCTCAGTAGAAAGTGCATTTTTGAGCTCGATCGCAACATATCCGCCGTCAGCCTTGTCGCCTACCCACCAAATAGAAGATGCAAAATCGGTTTGTTTCAGATCGGCTCGGGGTACAATCTTTGTAGTGTCAGTTCCGTCAATGTCTGCACAACCAAGCGACATGCGGATCATTTCTGGGGATGTGCCAAGTGCCGTGGTAGAAATAGAGCAGTCCCATCCATCCAGGTGCTGAAATTCCATCATCCCATTTGGCACATTATCTACATCTTCAGCCAGATCGCTGAATGTAGGCTGGCAAACTGCATTAATGCCGCCAGTGGTTGCTGTGATGATATCAGCATTTACTACAGCGGGATTCGCAGGATCAAACTGTTTCAGCAGAACACCTGCATCAAGTTGCATATCTTCAAAAGTGCTCTCGGGAATAACTGTAAAAGTACCCATATGTTTATTCTCCTCAATTAGTTAAAAATTCTGCATTAATTTGCAAATATATTCTTCGTACTAAATCATCTCCAGGTTCCGCCATACGTTGTGAAAATGGAGTCCCTTTTGTAAAATAAGCCCGGCCGCCATCAATCTTGATAGCAGGCGGGCTCATTGTTGTCAGATATTCTTCAATGTCATGCGCTTTTTGAGTAATCGCATTCCAAGATGTAGAGCGATACCAAAGAGATGCGGTCAGCAAAATGAAATCACCAATGCTTCCGGTCGAAACGTTATATGTAATATATGGCATTTCTGCATCTTCATCTACCGTATTTTCATCATATGCCGGCAGACCAAAACTTGACCAGAATTGGTGTATAGCCTGTTCTTTTGTCTTTCCCACATATCACCTCAATGATCAGGCAACGCCGTCAATTCTTCAGCGGTAACCTTATTTAATTTAATTGTAGAGGCCGCCGGAAGTTGATAATCATCACCGTCCGAAGTTGCTCTGAATAATTTACCATCCCGTATACGCTTGATAATATCTCTGAAATCAAGTTTTGTACCTTCGTGAGTGATAATCGTATACGCACTTTTTTCGACCAATTTATCGCCGACGATCTCTCTGACAGGAGAATCCATTCTGCAATAAGCCTGAAGCTCTCCGCCTTCTGACCATACAGTGTCTGTTCCTCCAAGTCCATCCGGCTGTTTTGATTTTACCATGAATATACACGATTCAAATTGATCAAACAGTAAATTACTCATGTAATTTCCTCCATTTATTCAAACGGGCCGCAAACACGTCTCTCCACGTAACCATAGCAGAACCGGTTTTATTTCCGCTTTTACCGCTACTAGATTTAGTATAACTGTAAACTCCAGAAATAGATTCGCTAGAATACGGTTTCAGCATTTCGGCTTTATATTGAGCTTGCCAGTTCTCAATCTCCCCAACCAGGGCAATGACCGCGGAGGGGACAGCCATTGCCCAGATCTCTCCTGTAAAAGTTTCATCGGCAAGATCACTTACAGGAAATTGATAAACCCCATCATTAAAGATGGATCCTCGTATTCTAAAATATTGACCATCTTGTAGAAAATCACAAAGGAGCTGCCTGTCAGAAATTTTGAACGTCCCTCTATGTATTTCTTTAATAAAATAATTATGGATAAATGCCAAAATTTCTTCAAGCATTACGCTTACCTCTATTTACGTTTCCTTATATTGTCATGTTTAAATGCCAAGAAGCATTTTTAAGAGCATGGATTGTTACCTCATTAGTTATTATGTCGGTTCGTCGTCGCCGCTTTACCCATAGACGGGGTATCCATCCGCTGATGTTGCCGAGTACGTGGATTCGCCAATATCAACCTTGTACTTTCCTTCACTGTCAATAAAATATATATTACTTACTATGTGGTTACAAATTCCGTCACCAATATTCCCGGTGTTCACTGTGCGTACGCACAGTTTTCCCCGCGCCATCGCGTCATATATTTCCTGCCACGTCTTATCAAGCGTAATAAGGTCAGCCTGTTTATCATAAGTATTGCTAATGACCATCACTCCACCTGCATCAGCAATCCCATCTTCCATATTATTCAGCCGTCCGGCAGTAATCACCTCGCCGGTCGTCCATGTATGTTTTGTATATGCCATGATATTTATCTCCTATATTGGCTTATTTACTATTTACCATTTGGCATGTACCCGCCTAATCAGGCAATCATCAACCGGCCTGCGCCACGTCGACAATTGCCTCGCCAACGTAATTAGACGGCTTCATTCCCCCGACACTGTTGCGATGTAGAGAGAATCAGGATTATACAGAACAGGCATGAACAATGCAGAAGCCTTGGTCCACAATACATGAGGATCCTGCTCAAACCACTGACTTACGAACACGTAAGGAGATACGCCAGAAGATCCGACTTTGATCTGGAAATCATCAACTTCAGGAGGATTTCCCCAAAGACCGGTTCCAAGCTTGCCACCAGGATTGGTCGCAAAGAATGTAATCTTATCATCGGGGAAGTATCTGGCTGTAGAAACCACAGGGCGGCCGTCAGCACCGATCGTCGCACTCTTACCATATGTAAGATCATTAGTAATAATAGTACTGATGCCAAATTCTGTTTCCAGATATGCTTCCAGATCTGCTCTGCGAATCAGCTGACCCTGTGCAGCAGTGCCGCCGATAAGAACCTGAAGAGAAGGATCTTTTCTGAGCTTAGTGATATTTTTTCTGGAAGTCATCATACCATTGATTGTTACGCCCTTATCAGTCGCATCGTCGATGATTTCCTGGATTTGAGTAGAAATATCATCAGTAGCAGAAGAACTGAAATCAAGTGTATATGCTGTATTGGCAGCAGGTACGCCATAGTCAACAGTAAGGTTCAGGTCATTCTCTTTAATCGTGACTTTACCGGTTGCCATCAGTTCATTTTTTGCGACTTTAGATCTAGTAAAAACCTGATCAGCAAGACGAACGCCGTCGTTGATAACATAATCAAACATAGCATCATTCTGAACGCCGGATCTCGTCAGTGCACGCATTCTCTCAGACTGATTGATCTTAACCTTGATCAGGCCCTTTTCAATATTATGAGTATCGATCGGAATTCTGAAAGTCTTCTGAGATTCAGTATCAAACGCGTGGAACTGTGCCATAACAGGAATTTGATACTCAGCTGCAATAGACTCCCATTCGGCCACAAGGTTGTCAGTTTTCAGATCACCAAACAGACCATCGATCGGATCATTGGGGCGGGTAACATTAAAACCGACATCCAGCCAATCAGTCTGAGGGATCATTCCGAAAATATTTCTCTCCCAATTTACATTAGGCATTTTTACACCTCCAAATTAATAAGGGCGAGTAACCGCCGGTGTTGCTTCAACGAAAGTAAAACCCAGAGCTTCAAGTGCAGTTTTTGCAGCATCGTCAAGCTCTACCGGAAGACGATCTTCATAAACCTCACCTTTCGTGACCACCGAACCAGGCATATCACCGGAAGTCACATCGACATCCTCATAAACAATACCTTCGGCAGTAGCTCCATTTGCAGGAAATACCGTGCCCATTTTTACATATTTAGTACCGTCCGCAGCAGTAGTAGCAAGAGACTGAGGAATCGTTCTTGTAAGTCTCGTGCAATCCTCGTTGTTTACGAGGAACCAGCCGGGAGCATAAGTCTGGCCCTGATGGCCTGCACCAATAAAAGACATTTTAACTCTCCTTTACTTTTCCATACAGATTATTGTGATAATTCTGCGCGAGTATCGCGGCTCTGCTCAATTGACCGGCAGGCTGACCGCCTCCATTGTTTTCAGGAGGATTGTCAGGATTTGTGCCCTGAGTTTCAGTAGTAGGAATAAAGCCGCTCCACTCATCTTTAATGGACTTTTTCAGTTTATCGGCATCGACCAGGTTTCCTTTGTCGTCAAGAGACATATTACTGAAATCAGTAACTTTCAAGATAGATTCAATATGCTTTTCTCCGATCTTTTCTTCAGCCAGAAGAACACGATATGCAGCTTTTACTTTAGCTATTTTTTCTTTAGCGGCAAGATCCTTTTTATAGTCATCAAAGGCTTTATGTTCCTTCTCGTATTTGTCCTGCCAGTCATTGGCCGAAGTATCGTTTTTCAGTCCATCCAGTTCCTTTTGGACGTCTGCGAGTTTTTCAGCATCAGTCTTGTAAGTCTTGATCTGATCTTTCAGAGATGAGGTGACGTTGGTATGCTCTTCGATAATAGCTCCGATCTGTTCTTCGGTCAGACCCATTCCTTTAAGCATTGCTCTGGTTAATGCCATGATAATTCTCTCCTTTTCTTCGGGGCTGTTCTTCGCCTTTGAGTAATTTTCAACTTGGTGGTTTCTTTCACCTATACTCGTAATTATACCACAAAAACCTTATATTGTAAATACTGCACAAAAAACTTCCAGAGTTTTCTTGCAGTATTACGTACAACTTTAAGTGTACATTTTCGGTAAACTATAGTATAATAAATATAGTTAAGAGATACGAAACAAGCAATCAAGCAAAGGAGATTATAAAATGACAGTATTCGAATATTTCAAAGACCTGTATGATTTCGCAACTGGAGCAAAGGACGGAAGAGTCAGATTCAAACTGGCAGATACGTCTTAAAAAACCGTCAAGTATGCAATGGATGAGAGTTTCGGCGCTACATGGGACTTCAAGATGAAAGATGCTGGCGTGGATATGGACGAACTCAAGGAACTGGTCGATCAGAAGATTGTCGGTCATAAGCATTACGGTAACTGGAGAGACCGGCAGAGAGGTACTACAGACCTGTACTTCCTCACAGCAAAAGGTATGAAGATGTGGTACAAAATGTATTTTTAATAAAAATAAAATGCCTGGCCAATCGGTCAGGCATTTTTTAATTTATCAATTAAGCATTTTTCAATTCATTCTTTATCACATCTTCATATTCTTTAATGTGATCAATAATAGCAGGTTTTAAATATGGCCGGGGCCTGACATAACTATGTCCAACCCCTTTGCCTTTTGGAACATTAAATTGCTCCCATGATGGCGGCGCTTCAAAATTAGGGCCAGTACCAAGCTCAACATATGGTGCATACTCTACATTAGTGCCGACCATTAATGTGTGATTTTCCTGTACAGTGTGCGTGATAGAATTTCGGAGCGTACCGCCTCGATAGCCCTTAATACCCGTACTTTCAACTGTACCAACCGGACATTTGGCTTTGGCATATTTTTCCGCTTTGAGCCCTATGATTTCTAATGCTTTATCTATCGCATTATCTGCTGCTGCGAGCACCTCATCTACATGACTTTCAACATCTGCCATATTTATTCTTCCTCATAAAAATCGCAGTCTGCGTTTTCAAACAATATCTCTCCGGGTTTTCCATTATCAATCGGCGGACCAGGATACATATCACAAAATGATCTAGTAATACCGCATTTAATTTCTTTGCCGTCAATTTCAATAACAGTCTTATCTCTATGAAGACAATCCTTACATGGAACCTTAGTTGGATCCGGCCAGCTTGCTTTTATCGGTGCAAATTCTCGTTTTTTACTCATCTTTACCTCCATTGTTTTTATTTTTATTATAACATATAAAAACAATTTTGTAAAATATTATATTTAAATATTACTTTTTATGTCGAGTTTTTCCACCATTAAATGTGTCTTCATCGCCAAACTTAAAATATTTAGGTTGTTCTACTACTTCCATTTTAACATGAATCGTTCGGCCTCTTTTTTCTATATTAGTGATCCTAAATTTGGTTCCACGCTGGAGAATGACTTCCGCCTCTCCGCCGACTGAACGATAGCTTTGGCCTTTCTTATAAAGTTTTGCCGATGATCCGACTGTATTTCCAAAATAAGATTGAGGCTCGGCATAAACGGCTTTAGTACCTTTTGGAGCATAGATAGTATACGCAACATCTCCTCCAAAACCTGTACCACGTGCAATGCCAGTTGAGGTAAATGCATGGTTCTGAATAACCTGATTTTCAAGTGCTTTTTTAATACTCTTTACATCACCGCTATCAAGAAGACGTTTAGCCTGATCAAACGATAAAGGTCCGTTTTCAATCATACCGGCGAATCCGCCTCTATCAGATCCTCTGACTAAATAGGTGCCTTCCGGTAGAATACTCTTCTCAATAGCCTTTGTCGTATCAGTAACAACTTTATGATATGTACAATGGCCATTTTCGCCATATTTTTTAAAAGCTGAAGGAAGACTTCGCCAAGAATCTTCATGGCCCCAAACTGTTTTATCTGGCCCAATATAATCGCGTCTATCCCAAGTATCATGATATCCAGACAATGATTTATTCATAGGATTAGAATTCCTCGTATATTCCCAGACGCCGTATTTTTCTTCATTAGTCAAATTGTCCCAAGTGTCATCTAGATTTTTTCTGTGAAATTTATCTGCTTCATATTTATCAGAAAAGCTTTTAGCCGCCTTTTTAGCAGAATCACTATAAACAGAAGGATCGAAAGCGCCAGTATTTGGACTGAATTTTTTTACAACCTTTTTGGCATCCTGTAATTTTTTAAGTTCTTTAGAATATGCTTCGCCATTCTTTTCAAATTCTTCAAGGTCTTTGAGAAGATCTTTTAATTTTTTGGCTTTTGAATCCCATCCGTTTGCTTCGGCTTTAGCAATTTCATCGGCATAGTATTTTTTCTTTGCAGGTATCGAAGCCTTTTTAGCGGCATAATCTGCATATGTTACATCATCTTTCCATATTCCTTTAAAAGTTTTATCAATTCCAGGAAGTTTATCTACTTCGTCTTGAATGTCTTTAAGAGTTTTTTCTGCATCTTTTAAATTATCAATATCTTTTAAATTTTTAACCGGTTTAGTGGGTTTAGCAGGTTTAACAATGTCTTTGGCAGTCTTCTTAGCCGAATTAATTAAGTTGCCTTTATCGTCAAAATATTTTTTTAAGTATTTTTCAATGGTTTCCTTTTGTTTATCCGTTAATTCTCCATTAAGGTATTTTTGCCAAACTTCGCTTGGCTTACCCATCTGCTGCAATTCCTTATAAAATTTATTGCCATCTGTTACATTAACCGACTTAATATTAGTATAAACATTTGACATCTTTTTATCAAGAAATTGATCTACAAGATTAACAGGCTTTTTGAGTAACCCTGCTTTATCGGCATAAGCCTTAAGCATTTTATCAATTTTTTCAGCTTGAACCGCTGGCAGAGTCCCATTTGTATATTGCTGCCATACCTCACTGGGTTTACCCATTTGCTGAAGCTCTTTGTAAAATTTATTACCCTCAGTTACATTGAGATCTTTTATCTCCTTATAAACATTCGACATTTTCTTGTTGGCAAACAAGTTCATCAAGTCTTCAGGAGATTTATGTTTATGGGTAAATGTCAATGGTACCGGATTAGTATCTGTACCCGCCGCCTTTGCCTTTGCCCATTCATTATAGGTCATATTTTTGATAGGCTTGCCATCAACATTATCATATCGATCATATGTAGCAGGATAGTCTTCAAGGTCTGCAACCATAGTACAACGACAGTTATAAACCATTGAAGGGTGCGCAGTAGGATCGCCGGGATAACGGATTTTCATGCCATCCACTTCAAATGGTTTATCCAGAGGCTGACGTTGCCCGTCAAGCAGTCTATGATTAGTTCTGGTGTGACCGTCTAAAGTGCACATCCATTCCTTTTTCAGTTTAATCCCTTTATCTTGCGCAGCTTGTAAGCTAAAATCTCTGCCGGCATTTTGAGCCCCGGTCATAGCCGTTCTGGCGAAAGTCCTCATATGATTAAAATTTTGAGTAGATAAATTATTACAAAGTCTTTTTGCAATTTTATCAAGGCTTTCACCTTCGATAATACCAAGATTTACTTGACGGTTGAGTTTTTTCTCATTCCATTTGTAATCCTTCGGCTGGTTAACTTTCCATTCCGGCAATAACTTAGGATTATTTTTAATCAAGTTAGTAACAGTGGCCGAATCATACAACCCAAATCCAAAATTAACTCCGGCTTTATGCTCCAAACTAAATGCCTGATAGTTGGCATTAAATGCAAACACATTGACCGCCTGGCCATTGACAATTTTAGTAGCAATTTCATTACTGGAGTATAATGTATCAAGAATTTGTTTTTTCTTTGCTTGCCATTGCTCACCTTGAAAAACCTGGCCCTTTTTCCACAAGTCAAATTGATCTTGAGTAATCTGGCCAGCATTTAACTGAGCTTGATATTTAGCTTCTTTTTTAGCATAAGCAGCATTGAAATCTTTCTGTTTCTGCAGCATATCTTTATATGCACTGTTATAAACAGATTTCAACTGTTTCTCTATATCCTTTAAAGCAGCATCAGTATATGTTACGCCCGGATCAGCCATTAGTCATACCTCAATTATTCTTCACCAGATTCATCAGGCTCCTGGTTTTCAAGTCCTTGGCCTTCAGGACTTTGGCCCTCAGCTTCTTCAGTCTCTCCGAAGCCATTATCAAATCTATCTGCATTTTCAGCATCTTTTCTTGCCAAGATAGCAGCAACTTCATCAATGGTAATAAACGGCAGTTTTTTCAAAATCGTTTCATCATCAAGGTAATCCGCTGCTGACAAGACCATGTCAGTCTGTTCGCGCTCATTGGATACACGATTTCTTTTAAATACCGGCGTATCTTGAATGCCTAACATATCAAAAAACAGCTGGAAAAATTCCGAAAGCTGTTTTTCAAGATCATCTGCTTCCTCGTCCATAGGCTGGTATGCGGCATCAATATGATCGTTAGTAGCTCCAGCCGCGATCGTATGAACATCAAGACCGCCAAAATCTTCATAGATACCTGCTCGGATATGGTCCAAATATTCTTTTCTAGCCTGATAGGGAATCTCTTGGGTATATGGTGTAACACTGGATTCTTCAGTGTCGGCCACTGCGATATGATTAAATTTTAATCTATCTCTGAATCTTTCAACTTCCCTATCTGACATACCGGCGCAATTCGACAGCAGCCAATAGATCTGTGCACAGTCAGAAAGATCATTAGCAAATCCAGATCTGATCAGGTCAAAACTATCGATAGCATTTTTCATACCAACCAGGGTAGATTGATGCAGGTGACTTCCCCAAAACGGAATAATCGGAAGCGTGGAATAGTTTTCTTCTCCTACTATCTCGGAACCGGCGAACTCCGTAGTATTTACGATTTGCTTATATGCTCGCTTTGGCTGAACTTCTTTGAAGTCAGAATAACCCGATTCACTGCGGTATTTCGTAAAGCCGTCTTCCTCATAGAGGACCGCAAACATCGGCTTGGTTTCATCGATCTGCCAAAACCTGATGCCGGCTCTGAGAGCAGCCGTCTCTTCGTCCGGCAGAGGCTTGAATTCCGTAAGATCAAAAGTATAAAGCCTGTTTCCACGCTTTGAATCTTCAACCCAATAACCGAAGCTCCTGCCATGAATCAGTCCATAGTAAACCAGATTATATGCATCGTTATCGAATTTAGGACCTAAGAATTCTTTGGTCCTATCGACCTGAATTTCAACGCCGTCTTTATCTACTCGAGTTTCAATGTTATCAGAGAATGATATGCCATTGCCCATGAGATATGAGCACCGCTGAGTATTGAGCCGATGAAAGAAATTGCTGGCAATCTTATTATTGCTTGCGGTGAAATCTTCAATCGGCGTTCCCAGCGTACTGAAAATCAGCTGCACATAATTGTAAATAGTCTCATTAAGCTGGTGGTCATATGCATCAGCAGAGCACGCGATTTTATATTCTTCACTGTGGATATGCTCTGCTATAGCATTACTGATAAATGATGCCTTATCTGTTTCTTTCTCAAAATCCTGAAATGTCAGCATTTAATATCTCCTCCCAAATGGCGATTTATAAGACTTATATGATTGATAATTTTCCATGCCCCCGGCACCGGCAAATCCACCTACATAACGTCTGACTCTTTCCGCATCAGTCGCATTAAGATTAGCTCGATTAAATGGCGATTTATAATCATCGTCATATTCCTCGACAATCCTTTTGGTCTTTACAAAATATCGTGTAGCATCCATTAAGTGGTCATTAACTTTTACTGGTTCATCTTTCGGTGCATCAGGTTTCCATATATAACCGCCCGCTTCTGTTTTCCAATTCTTCATGGATTTAGAAACTTTAATCAACCCAATTTTTAAAGCCCTGGCAGTTTCTTCAATCCCGTTTTCAACGTCGTTGTTCGCCTTTTTTACCCGATACTTTCCTTTACCCTTCCTTCTAAGCAGCGTGATAAATGAGGCGGCAGAGGGATCTATAATTGTCTCAAGATCCTCAAGCGATCCTACAAACTCATCTAGCATTTCAGCATACTCAGAATCAGTCTTTTGAATGCCGGTATCGCGGCCTGAATAATATAGTTCTTTTAGTCCATACCAAGTGTCACCATACTTTCCCCATAAAATGGCAGCAAAAGCATTCATGGTACCATAGTCAATGGACAAGCAGTATTCTTCAGGCTCTCCCCCATTCACTACATCAGCTATCGCGTCTTCGTACATAGGAAAAATCAAGCCCTCAGCAAGAGCCCAGTTTCCCAATATATAACGGTCATAATAAACCGTACCTTCATACTCTTTACAAAGCTGCTCAACAAATTCTTCTGGTAAAAACGGATTCTCAAATATCGTATAATGCTGTTGATATATATCTGCATCAGAATCCAGGAATGCTTTCAGCCAGTGATTCGGACCTTCCGGGTTTAAAGCTCCGTCAAAGCAACTATACGGTTTATCAAGGCGGGATTTTAGCAGCTCAAATACTTCTTTATTCCATTCAGCGACCTCGTCACCGTAGCAGTATTTGATACTCATGCCTCGGATCTTACTGACCTGAGAAACTTTTTCTGCGCCCAGGCAATGGACCCTTTCACCAAACAGGTAGCAAGTATTATCTGTAGAAATACTTCTGACCAGGTCCTGACCCCATTTAATTCTCATGGGTTCCAGGATATTTCTTTCAATGGTGCTTTTGCTAACACCTAAAATTACAGAAGCCCCCTCTTTGTTAATCCGATTTCTGATCCTCTTTGGGATCCAATAATAATCGCCATATGTTTTGCCGGATCTCGTGGCTCCAACTTTGATATTCCAACGGTGACTGCAATTGTCAAAGAATTCTTGCTGCTTTTTACTAAACGGCATATCATTTCATCTCCTTAGCTGCCCTGGCGAGGATCGAACTCGCACATGTGGGAATCAAAATCCCATGCCTTACCATTTGGCTACAGGGCAATAAGTCAGGGCCGATCGCGCCTTAATAATCGGCCCTGCTGTTGCGATTCATCATTTAACAAGGTTGATATCGCAACAAAACCTTGCGGCTCAACTTCCCGGAAGATAGTGAGCCATATATCTACAGCATGGTTTACTGTAAATATCATAAGTATAAAAGATTATTCGCATCCCCTGATCTGGCCTAAAACTTCATCCAGCTTTTCAAGTGCAATAGTATTATCAACTTCGCGTCTATCACGCCAATCTGTAGGCTTACGATTTTTAAGCCAAAAGATCTGTGCTGAAACATCAGGTGGAACTATCTTTTTAGTAACTGTTCGCTTAGTCAACACGCCCATTTCATATTCTTCTTTGACTTCTTCATATTCATATCCAATTGCACGTTTAAAAAGTTGATTCTCAACTTCGAAGTCAACTACATCTTTGGTATTTATTAAGGCCTCACAAATTTTAGAACCAAAATCTGGATCTTTTTTTGCACGAATAAATGTTTGATGTGATACGCCGAGATTCTTTGCTATTTGTCCTTCGCTTAATCCATTACGAGTCCATGCGGCAATTCTTATCAAATTATCTTCGCTTGCAATAGCCATTGTGCTTTTGCTCGCCATTTTTATCACCTCCTGACATATAAATTATATCATATAAACCTAAAACTGTATACTACACCTAAAGTGGCATAAGGCATTTAAAGTCATTCTTCTGCGATTAAAAATATATACAATTAAAAATATATACAATTAAAGTTGTATACTACTAAAATTGTATACACCTAAAATGGTAGACTATACCACTAAAGTTCGTACAACTTTAGGGGAAGTCAAGATGAATCAAAAAGTCAAGATGAATCTATATATTATATATATTATTTATTTTATCAACAAAAAAATTACGATGTTTTTATTCTCAATTACTAAGAATAGGGAAATCATCTTGACTTCTTGACTTTTTTAGCCTGAAAGGCAAGTAAACCCTGGCTTCGAGCCAAGTCAAGATCAAAATTTCATCTTGACTTTATCTTGACTTGATCTTGACTTTTTGAGCTTCATCTTGACTTTTTTATACAATTCCAGGTGTATCTGCATACAACTTTAGTAATATACAACTTTAGTAATATGCAACTTTAATTGCAGTATACAACTTTAATAATATGTTTTATACCACTAAAGTAGTAATTTTAAGTCAAGATGAATTGAAAAAGTCAAGATGAATTTTCATCTTGACTTGATCTTGACTTGACGTCGATAAGTATTAATACCACTACAACTGTATAATTACTTCACGCACTTTTAATTGTAGTTATACAACTTTAATTGTAATCGTATACTTTCAATTGCAGCTATACCTCTTCAGTCGTATTAACCGGTCCCCGTGAATCTTTGGATAATTTTTCAATAACCATTGCTGCGCGCCGAGGTCCGATTCCTTTTACAGTCAACATAGCTTCCAGAACATCATCCAATGTCAGAATATCTTCTGCATCCCAAATTTCTACATCCAGGCTTTCATCTACTACAATTCCACCTTTGGTATCCATATATTTATCTTTGCAGGCTTTCCAGCCTTCGTCATACCCGGATCCGTAAATAGAATTTACCCATTGAATAAATCCAGATAAACTTCTCTTTTTTAGAGTTTTAAATTCATTTGCCAGATTTGCATAAAGAGCAGCAGGAATTATTGTTTTAGCCATAATTATTTTCCTCTGAAAAATGCTTCTCGATCGCGTAGCTGTTTACCAATGTGCCCAACTTCATATTCAAGAGTCTGCTGCTGCCGATCAAGTTCTGCAATCATAGAATCTAATACTTCTTTTTCTAATCCCAAAATCCCTACGATTCTTTTTGTTTTTAACTCATTTCCGTCCGGAAAAATCTTTGTAACGATAACTTGCCAGCCGACCAGGCGCTGAATGTTAATTTTTTTATGGTTTTCAAAACGGGGTTTTACTTCAATAGTGCAGGCATTTTCGGCCGCATATTTCATAAGATCGAATGTCATGATTTTAATTCTCCGTAAATAAATTTACTAGCTTGCCAGCTTGCTAATTTACCAGCTTGTGGATTGATTCGGATTAGTTAATACCATAAAGCTCAGCTTTCTTTTTTATCAACTGCCATTCCTCATGAGTAATTCCACTACAATCATATTTCTCCTGCAAATTATAATAGCACTGTATGAAATATCTTCTGTTATGCCAACCATTGAAAAGGTTATCATAAGTACAATGGTTTTCTTCCAAATGCAGCCATTTATCAAACTTAGAATAATTGACCTTATAGCCGCGATTCAGCATTTCATCATGGACCATTCCAGCATAGTAATGAAAATGTTCTAATGGATATTCCATAATCTTGTTTACCAAAATATGATTTGGAAAACCCCATTCTGCAATATTTCTGGCAATTGCGCAGCATTCTCGCCATTGGCCCAGGAGTTGCTGCCGCGGTAAAACCGGAATTAAAAGTTTATGCCAAAGTCTCATGAATTATCCTCCTCAAAATATGAGAAATCGCCGTTACTCATATCGTCAATTATTTTTTTAGATTTTAAATCCATAATCCAGCCGCTAGCTATAAATTGCCATCTAATAATCCTAGCCAGGAATCGAAGTACCTTCTTTGTTGTATTATCCATTGATCACCACTCCTTTTTTATTCCAAAAACAGGAACGTTATCAAAGTCGGGTGCGAAGCACTCCACACTGTCTTTCTTAACCCTGCCGAATCTACACTTTTCGCATTGCATCGGAATCATCATCCCATTGCACTCGATAATCCTATCGTCTTTTTTGACAACCACTCCGGCATTTCTGAACTTTTCTTCGATTTTCTGATCAAGCATTTCCCCGGCTTTTCTCATGCCTTCTGAGAATCCCAAATTATAAAAGACATATGAAAAACTTATAACGACAATTACAAGAGCAATAAGCATCAACTTTCCTCCATCATTTTCTGCAGGACTTCGGCAATTTCGTCAAGCGATACATTGCACTCCTTTGCAGCGGTCTCAAGAATATCTTTGATTTCGTCGAAGTTGTATTCGATTCTCGCCTGCCTATCCTTCTTCTGCTCATACTGCCGGATTTTCTCAATAGCTTGCATCGGGGTCAAGTTTTCCATAATACGGAAAAGGCCGAAGTATCCGGTGACATTTTCAGATGTTTCTGTATCCATTCGTGCCAATTTTTTGGCCGCCTCCCATGCATCAGATAAACCCTTACAGTAAACGTCCATTCTGAGGGTATCAGTGTATGCCTGTTTCGGGCAATCCTCGCATTCGCATTTTGCGGCTTTATAGCCCTGCTGATACGCCTCTATCCTGACCTGCTCAAGATCGGGCTCGGTGTAGGGTGTCAGGTCAACTTCTGGTGACAACCATGTCATATCCGGCTTTCCATTTCCGTTGACAGATGCTTTATACAAACGCTCTAATCTTCCAATCTCAACAATATACTTCTTTCCCATGCTTTTTACTCCTCCTTGATGCCAACCCTGATAATATTCTTAACTCGATATACAGTGATATTGTCCTTTGTAAGTTTATCTGCAATTCCTGACTTAATAACACTAATTGCTTCCTGTAACCAATTCATATCCATACTTCTCACTCCTGTTTTGTCATTTCATACATTTTAGGCTCACCAAGTTTAAAACCACATTTTTCATACACATGAATTGCGTGCGAATTATCTGCCTTGACCCACAAAGATGTAATACCAAAATCGTTGCACAGTGCTGTAACAAACTCGGTACCATATCCTTGATTCTGATACGGCTCATAAATCACAAAGCGAGAAAGCACTTTATTCTTAATATCAACTTCTGCTTCGCCAATTTTTACTTCATCGTTGTTAAACAATTCCATTTCTTGATACAATTCGTTCTTTCTATAAGTAATCATGTTCCTCACCCCCCCTCTACCGGTTCCAATACATATGCAAGACTATCACCGTTTTCGAGAAATATAACGATTCCAACTCCGTTTCTCGATAATATATCTCCGGTAAGCGGTCTGTAATCAACGGCTTTCATATTTGGATATTTTTCAATAAATCGCTGATATACATCTTTATACGTCATGCTCTTACTCTTCTCCATTCCAACATGGTAACTGTACCATTGCCATCTTCATTTCGGTTTGAATTGTTTTACACCAATTTTTCAGATTATCCGACTCAATCTGATTGCATATTTCGGCAGGATTAATGTCAAAAATCAAATCATTAAGATGCTTTGCTGCTTTGTTTGACTTTGGTGGAAACCAGCATTTCTGCTCCAGTTCGTTCCTGATTATTTGATCATCATCCATGCTGTCTCTTACAAGCCGTTGTGCGACCATTACGGCATCTTCAAGCGTCAACATTAACATACTTCTAACTCCTCTCACTCATCCGGGTATATGTTCATGTCCTTTACCCACACCCCATACTGGTCTTTCCTCAGATGGCATCCGCACTCACACCAATAATCCGACAGGTACTGATAATTTCTGTGTGGGATAGCCTCTTTTGTCTGCTCCTGCTTTTCCAGTGCGGAGATAGCCATCTGCATGGCTTCTTTTTCCTCTTCCGCAGAAGTAATATACTCACAAGAATGGCAACGCCCATCACAGGAAGGGACTGCTTGATATGCGTCTTTGCAATCCATCCACTTGTTGAATATTTCGATTGCTTTCTTTTTTTTCCATCCTATCCCTCCATCATGGCGGCTGTTTCCTCTTTGACCGGCCAAAATCTGTTCTGGACATTTAACAGCCATTCAAAGACTGCACCGCCATGTCAATATTAATGATGTGCGGGTGTGGATTTGAACCACACATAGCGGAAACCCCTCTGTCCGCCTTACGGGCTGTTGATACTATCTCATTCGTGCCTTGCCCGGTATATTCGATTAGAGTCTACCCATTCCTCCACCGCACAACCATTTCACTTTTTGAAAATGTTCAACTGCCGAGTAATCCTCGTTAGTTGACTACTTTAAATCATCCTCATATTTCGGCAGGTCAATCAGCGGGCAAACATTGTGACGGATTTTTAAGTTTTCAATGGGAAACCCTGCCGCATTGCAATATATCAACATGTGTCCGTATAAAGTGACCGTTGCCTGTTTGAGCCTGCACTCCTCACACGTTTTCGGCATTTCGGTCATGGTTCTAATTGCAATCATGCTTCATTCTACCTCTCCATCACTCCTGCATGTCGCACATCCACCAAACGTTGGTCTGCTGTCCGACGTCCGTCCAATGTCCATTTTTCTTCCGCTTTTGATAACGCTTGTGCTTGACGTTGTACCGCTCGTTGTGATTGGTGCCGGGAGTGTAGATATACTCGACATGCCCCTTGCTGACTTTGATGTATTTCGTAGAGTGTCGGAGTTGTCGTCCGCTGTTTCCGTAATAGTATAGCTTACCATTCCGCCACCTGTATGCATTCCGTGTCGGCTCGCCACGGTCATACATTGCGGATTTAGTCTTGTGAATGTACTTGTCTCCTACATAGCCGGTGCGAGGGCTTGCCTCTGCGATCATACATAGAAGAAAAACGGTGATCACAAATGCCATAATTGCAGCAATGATAAAAGATGTCTTTTTTATACGAATCGTCCTCACTTCAAACCCTCCTTATTGATTGATAATTAACATATAACCTAAAAATTCAATCACAACACCTACCCCAATAAGACCCATTGGAATAGTTAATGACTTAGAATCTAATGCACAGCCGCCGATCATACATAAAAAACAGCCTATCCCAAATGTTCCATATGATAAAAATTTTTTGATCATAACTTATACCTCATTCTCATAAATAAACAGAATCCAAGCACAATTTTTATCGCTGGAATATGAATTACTGTCACCATTCCACGTAGTACTTTTCCTCATGTGAGGAAATTCAGCACGCAGGGCTTTCTCAGCCGCTTTCTTAGATCCATAAACTCCCATATACTGTCCGGGCTGAAAAGGACGAGCTTTAGTTGTAACATAAACTTTCATCTTATACCTCTTTATTATAATTGTCCTACATTAAAACAGCTGGTTTTTGATCTGATACCAGCAAACAGATTATAAGTAATATTAAATATCTTCATACAAGATCTCTTCTTCACAACAGCCCGTATTTAAATTAATAACAGCGATCAGTCCGCAATTCTGGCCATCCAGGAGCCTAAGAGCATCCTGATAATCATATGTGCCATTATCAAAACCGTCGGTCCTGTCTTTCTGAATTGCATACCACCTGTTTTTGTTTTCCATAAATAACCTCCTTGCTAGTAATATCAGCACTTCATTTGATATATTAATTATACCAAAAATAACTACATTAGTATGCCGACATTACTAACAAGGATAAATTATCTTTTCTATGCAATATTACAAGCCAGTAGATCCGAATGCACCAACACCTCTTTCATCTCCAAAATCAGTGACAAAATCTGCCATTATTACAGGAAGAATAACAAGCTGGCCAATCCGTTCGCCATTTTTAAATTGTTGTTTGACATTGCTTCCATTATGAACTATCGCGTGAATTTCTCCATGATATCCTGAGTCAACAGGCGGCAGCTCGCAAACAATGCCATTTTTACTCAATCCAGATCTGGGAAAAATACACGCCATATAACCATCAGGAATTTCAAGGCCATATCCGAGTGGAATAGCTTCTGTAGTATGCGGCCAAATAGTAACGGCATCTTTATTATGCATACAAACTCTAACGTCGGCCCCTGCATCATTATAATGTTTTCTTTCCGGAAGTTTGGAATATCCAAAATCAATAACTTTTATTTTCATGCTATCCTTTCATATAAATTAAATCTTTTATATAAATAAGTGACCGGTTTTTTCAAGCATATAGCATATTGAATTTCCAGCCGCGTAGATTCTTCAATATAATTATATTTATTAACCACGAGAACCTCGTCTGCCATTTCAATTTTTTGGTAATGAATTCTCTGAAGAGTAAGGTTTTCAATATCATCAGGTGCGGTATTACAATCAAATATTACAGGAGCAATTACCATATTTCCAGCCAGCGTCAACCGTTCTTGTTCCTGCAATATTTCCTTTTTGAACCTGCCGCTGCCACATAAGGCAATTATCTTCTGTCTCCTCATTTTGCTACCTCAAATTTAATAATATTCTCTGCATGATAATTATCGATAATAATGTTTTCAAGCTTCATACTCCAGAAATTATCTGGAGTATCGTCTGTAAATCTCAGCTGCGGTACTTCTTGCTGTCCGGGTTCCCAGAATTTTTTAAGTAATTCATTAACGCCGTCAATCTGGTTGGCATAAATATGGCTATCGGCCATTACATGTGTTAAAATTCCAGGTTTTACATTCAGGTGCTTGGCAAACATATGGGTTAAAATTGCGTATTGAGTTGTATCAAAAGGCACTCCAACCGGGTAATCTGCAGAACGTTGAACGATCATGCAATTGAGTCTTTCGTCAATAATACTCCAAATAGAAGAATAAACACAAGGCGGCAGATTCATTTCCCCGAGATCTTGCGGGTTCCACATATCAATGACGGCCTGACGGAAGCTCGGATCCTGATGAAGTTTATCTAATACATAAGCAACCTGGTTTTTATAAATAACTCCCTTTGTGGTAGTAACTTGACCAACCTGATAGCCATAGGTTTTACCAATAGATCCGTCCGAATCTGCCCACTTATCCCAGATCTTGCTCCCCAGATCTTTAATATTATTAGAATTTTTCTGAAAGATCCAGAACATCTCACGGGCAGCTACTTTCCAGTTAATATACCGTGACTGCAGGATCGGAAACTCGTCTGCCAGGTCCACAATAATTGATGTGTGTGGAATTCTAAGAGTTTCAATTCCGGTCCTTACATTTTTCTCTCTTTTTCCTGTAGTCAGGATTGTATAGAGGTTGGTCATATACTGTGCTTCATAAGTCATATAATATTTCTCCTTTCAATATTGAAATTATTGCTCAATTCCATAAAAATTATATTCGTCATCTTCTTCCTCAACCATTGCAGCCAGGAGCAGCAAATAATTAATATGATCGGTAATTTTTTCATGCCATTTATCAAGTGAATGATATTGAGGATCTCGGCACATATCATAGATAGAAACGGTATGTTTTGCCATCATACCGGCCAGCGCTTCTTTAGGCGTGATTCCCTCAAGTGCTGCAGCAACGGCAAAAGCATGCAGTCTATCGTCAGTATCTTCGCCTTCTGCATATTCAACTCCTTTTGAAGTCAAAATATTTTTGCAGCGCATCAACTGATTCTCTACGATTTCATTGAATTTTTCATTGGTCATCTTTTAATCCTCCTTTACAAAAATTCTGTATTTTTTACCTTTAATGGTTTTATTAACGATTTTCAATTTATAATGCTTTTTAACTTGCTTTGAAAATTCTATGTTGCTCATTGGAGTAAAATTGTTTGCTAAACAAAATTCGGTATAGTTTCTGTAAACTGAGCTTGTCGGCTCATTTTCAATTTTAACTTCTTCTTTAAAGAATAACAGTATAGGATTATTCTGTTCTTCATATTCCTGCAATTCCTTTTGAACCTTTTCAGACTCTGTAAATTGCTGATGTTTAAGAATATATTTTAAACCGTCTAAACCCAATTGAATTAAATATTGCATGCATTCTGGCTGCCGAAGTTTATATTTGATATATGGATCAAAATCTGGATCAGTGGGTAAAAACTTAGCGTTGAAAGGTACAATGACCAGCCTGTTTAACACTGCTCCGGATTTATCTTTAATCCTTGGCATATCATTAGCAGAAAAAAGCATTTTGGCATAATTATTAAAATCAAAAGGATCTTTACCTTTTTTCTCAGCATTCAATCTGTCACCAGAAACTAGCTTTTTAAATACAGCGGGATTTGGAATAAAATTATCATCTATATCATCGCCAATATTTGCAAGTTTGCCAAATAATTCTGCTGTTTTAAATCTGTCTCCTAATTCTCCAAGGTCCAGGGCTGATGTATTAATATCTCCCAATAAAGTTTTTATCATATCAAGATATGTTGATTTGCCGTTGACCTTATCGCCAATAAGAACAAATGCTTTACGTAATTCATTACGTCTATAAAATGTATATCCTACCACCTCTTCCAGCAGATCTCTGATTTTTTCATCATGACAAGCTAATTTATCTAGCGTTATATCAACAAGTTCAGAATAGGCATCTGGAATATAGTCATAATTAATTTTATTAGTAATTACATAATCTGGAGAAAATCCTATAAATTCATCCGTATCAATATTATAAATACCATTTTTAAATGCAATTAATTCTGCTCCGCTTCTTTCAGTATCCTGAGTTATAAGCAAATCAAGATACGACATGGCTTCAGCTCGTTTTTGTTTACTCAACCCTGGAATATGCTGAATCATTTGGGCTTCTATATATTTGAGGTCATTAATATAGATCCCATCTTTATAAATATGAAGTTGGCCATTAATTTTTATAATGTGATTATTATTTTTTACATAAGTTGCAAACCTGTCAAAAAGAAATTTACCGCCCCTTGCAAAAAAGACGGGCTTACCAAATGCGTCATCTCGTAAAATCGTTTCAATTTCTGAATCTTCAAGAGGATCTTTTAAGATATATTTATTAATAATCCTAATTGTTTCACGAGACTCTTCAACTGAAAAATCGCAGCTTTGAAGAGTTAGGATATAATTAAATAGGCTCTGATTGCGACCATCTCCAGCTTCCATAGTTATAAATTCTGCAGAGTATTTAATTGGTAATAACCATTTGGGTAGCTCCTCATAATCTTCATCTTCAAAGATGTCATATATAATCTCACGTTCTTTCCCATTTGATTTCAAAATTGAATATGAATTTTTACAGCCAACCTTAATATCTGCTTTTAACCCACAAGCAAGCGACGTTTTTATTTTGCAAGTCCCCTGAATAATTGCCCCATCCATCGTGGTATTTTTAAATAAAAAATGTTTTCCACGAGTGGTTTCATAAACCCGGCATCTGAGCTGAAGCGCGTCTACTATATCAAATAAAATTTCTGACTGGTCATAATCATCAATATCAATCAAAATAGTATTATTGGCTAAAATACCGGCAAATTCATCAAACTGCTTAATCTGCTGATAATTATATAACTCTGATGCGGGCTTATTTTTAAATGGAATTAAACACTTTTTATTTTTAACAGGTACATACCCTTTAAATAATTCCATCATATTACAACACCATATTGTCTCAAGCGCTTACAAGCTAAATCAATATACCAGGCTCTGTCAAGATTAGCCGGAGTTTCTTTCCCATTAACGCGGCCGTTATCAATAAAGCAATGATCTGGAGTATTTGCAAATTTTTCGATCGTAGCGCCCGGAGTTTTACACTTTCCAATATAAGTATCGGCCGGATCAGCAGATGCAAATACGCGGTGACATTTCTCTGCAAAATATTTTCCATTGTGCCATACCCGCCAATATTTACCAGTTAGTTTAACTACTTTTTGAAACATGATTAATTCTTTACAGTCATTAATAGTCTTTTTAACCGGAATACCTTTCACCATATATTCTACCAATGCCTTATTAATAATTGGTAAATCAAAATCTACTTTACTTAGTCCTTTTGTATAACTGCCTTTAGTTTTTGTTTTTCCATCTGCACTGACAATCAGATAATTATTTACATCCTTTTGAAAAACTTTAGTATAGATATCAAATCCCATACGCATCCCAGTTCGCTGCTCCCAGGCCCATACGATATCGTCAATCATATTATACCAAGTTTTAATATCTTTATACCGGGACGGCATTTTGAAAAGGATACCGTCAGTATTGGACTGAATTAATTCTATATAAGGCTCTAATTTTTCAATCAAATCTACCAGCAGGAGTTGGCCATTAACGCAAATTGCATTATTTTCTCGTGGATCAAATAAAGGAGAAAATTGATCTTTTAACTGACCAGATATTGCATTATCTGCAATTTTATATGGCAGTCTTGCAGCTTTATCGCCTAATGCTTTAAAGCGTAAGTTTTCTCCATGTATTTTTTCAAAATTTTCAGGATTACTCATATTGCGATATCCTAATTTATATCTCAGCTGTAAACTTGGATAATATGCAGTAACATCGGCCATGACATAAATGCCCTCGCCATAATACTGTTTTATTGCGCCATGTGCTCCTCCCCAAGCAAAAGTGTGCGGTACTCCGGCCACATCTGTTTTTTGTTTTTTACTATAATTCTGATTTTCCGGATTTCGATACCAGTCTGCAATATATTGATATTTATTTAATTTGAGTGTTGGGACAATCGGAAATTCAAATTCATCATTGAATTTCTGCCCTCTGCCGCCAAGTATTTTTGCAACCCTCTGCGCCCCTGTTTTTCCCATATAAGATAACGGTAAATTAAAAATTTTCACCAGGCCCATAGCGGCATCAAATTCAGCTTTTCTTGCAAGAAATACTTCAATAGTCTGCTCGACGTCATGAGTACAATATTTTTCAGTTTCTGCAAGTTCTTCAGGAGTTAATTTTCTGCCTATATCAAAAGGTACTGAGGTTTCTCTGATATCATTTCCCATAAAGGCTTCCAGGCTTTTTAAGCCAGTATCAGTACGAAGCATGGTATCAAAATTAATCATTGTGATCTTATTAAATAAAGAAGAATATTGCCAGCCGCCTTTATTTTCTTTAATAATCCAACGGTTTACTTCTGCTGGATTCATATCTAATAATATTGCCTTTAAAATATATTGGTCATATCTTCTATTATTATAACCTATCCAAATATCATCTTTATGGATTTCAAAATATTCTTTCAATTTCTCCGGATCATTTATTATAGTAGTTTTTGTACGTTCTATTGGGTTAATATTTACAACCATCCAGTCATAATCAAAAACCTCGAAGTCAGTCATAGAAATTTAACATTTCTCAAGCATCCCCCCTTTCACTTACTTCAATTAGATATCCATCATAAATAAAAGTAAGTCCGTGTTTTCTGATTAAATTGTGTAACCATCCTTTTTTAAATCCAAAAAATGCACAGCAATCTTTCATGGTTTCGAACAAGATTTTCTCCATATAAAAACCACCGGTCCGGCAGATTATGTCGGGCCGGTGGTTTTCAGAATTATAGTATCAGAAATAAATTATTTACTCTTCCTCGAAAACCTCCTTAATAGAAATGGGATTAAATGCATCAGCATCATATTCCGCTTCATAGGTAAGATCTGCGACATCTTCAGCAACATCCATAATAAGTTCTGCAAGTGCAGCATAACCTGTAAATACAAGCGGGCCAACATCTTCTGACGGCGCCAGGGACTCCAGGAACGAAAGAACGTTGGCGATCATGTTTGCATCATTCTTTGTTCCGTATACTACCCGGTTTACAAAAATCTTCCTCTTTTTATATTCACCCTCAACAATGGAAAACTGACCTTTCATCATAGGGCGCTTATCTTTTGTAGTTCCAAGTTCCAGCTTATCCAATTTGATTATATAAATCCCTGCGGGCAATTCCGGAAAATCGCCGGTACCGCCATTCTTCTTGATTTCCGCAGCATCATTTTTCAGCTGCTCAATATCAACCTGCTTGTCAAATTCTTTAAAATCCATTTATAAATCCTCCTCGATATCTTAATATCTTAATATCTTAATATTTGTAATAATTAGACTCTTCTACGGCGTCTGCGAGTAGGTGCCGGGGTTTCTTCATTTACAGCAGCAGATTCTTCCTCATCTCTGCTTTTGCGCTTGAGATTACGAATAACTTCAGGCTCTTCTGTTTCTTCATAAGGAACTTCTTCCTCATCACCATCCGGAACATCTGCTGCGATTTCATTTGCAATTTCCTGCTTTTCCAGGTCTGCTTCTTTTTTCAATGCACGGCGTCTGCGGTGAGTGGGCGTCGGTTCTGCAGGTTCTGCAGGTTCTGCAGGTTCTGCAGGTTCTGCAGGTTCACCAACTATTGCGCCAGTTCCTTTATCAACCTCTGCCGCTGCTGATTTTTCAGTAGCAGAAGATTCTGCGGCACGACGTCTTCTGGTTTTCTTTTCTGTTGCAGGTCCTTCTCTCATGGCTCCTGCATCAGCTTCTGCCATTTCTGTCTCAGACTTAGATCCTTCAAATCCATAATAAGACCGGATCTTATCATCTACATATTTCAGATCATTGTCAATGGCATAAGAAGGAAACATGCCAGCCGGAGATTTAGCAGTATCTTTACCATTATTCTGAGTCAGGAATGTATATTTTCCATCGGATACATTTGTCTTAAGAACAATGGTACTCATGCCTTCCATGACAATCTTTTCATCAAGCATTTTTCCAATTGTCTTAAGCCTCTCCAGACCTTCCTGATCGGTATCTGTATGACACATTACATATACAATAGTTTCTGCAGGAAGATCACGAACACAGTTTGCAATATCCCATGCATGTCGGCCGATCTCAGTAAATTTATCATAGCCACGCTCCATTGCTCTGCGCATGAACTCATTTGCCATGACATATTGGAAATCATCAACCACGATAATATTATATGTGGTTGCCAGGCCTTTAATATTCTTTACGATAGAATCACTGTCATCAGTAACCACATACTTGATCTTGCTGGCATTCTTAAACGGAAACCATTTTCCCTGAACGTTGATTACAGCAAATTTTTCAGGATCAAGATTCCTCATAGAATAAGATTTTCCTGTCCCTGACCGTCCCAAAATATAAACCAACTGACCCATTATTCATCCTCCTTCTTTTCATACATATCATTTTCAGTGCCTTTAGCACACGTGCAGTTACAGCAAGGCTCATCGTCAGCAGGAACATCAACGTGGATACACCCGAAGCAACCTTCGTGATCTTGTGAATCTTCTCCAGTTTCCTCTTCCTCTTCATTGCATTCTTCAAACATCCATAAAGGTTTCCTCGTCTGCATGATATTCTGGCAACCGCAATGCGGACAATCAAAAGCATCATACTCAATAGCCTTATCAGTATTTGCCAGATTAGCTAACACGCCGACTCTCTGCGGATCCTGAGCAATGTAATGCTCCTCTGCCATAAGCGGAAATTCTCTCCCACACACTTTACATGTTGTCATACCTTTCACATTAAGCCTCCTTTTTCTCTTCAATAATACGGGCAGCCCACATGTCTGCAAAATGGAGAATTAAATATAAAGGAGTTTCATTTCCCTGAATTTCATATTTAAAATCTCCATACAAACCGTTATGATACAAAATAGCAAACTGCTCTTCCTCAGTAAGATCAATGAACATACTTGCGATCGCAATAGATCTTACTTCATGGGGAACCTTCAATAGATCAGGATTGGATTTATACGGCTGACTTCCTAACTCACCAGATTTCAACCGATTTTCTACATACATGGGCTTTTCAAACTGACCCATTTTTCCAAGATCATGGAGAGCCGCGGCAATAATCACACTATGCTGAATTTCATCATAATTTTTGCCATACAGCGTAACTCCTACTTTTTCAGCCGTTTCCATAACGTTCCTGGTGTGCTGAACCAAGCCGAATTCGCAGGCCAAATGATATCTCGTGCTACAAGGTGCTTCGAAAAATCCGCATTCGTCCATATAACTTATCAGGTCTTCTATGCCTTCTCGTTTCGTAGACTTCAGCATTTCAATAATAAATGCTTTATTATCGAGTTTCTTTTTTGCCATAAGCATTCCCTCCTTATTTCACTATCAATGGCAAATCTTCTATATATTCATCATAAATAATATTATGAATGAATTCCTTAAATGTTTCAAATCCAGATGGATATAATATAAAAACAATACCTTCAGAATCTATAATCTGTTGACACATTTTAATTTGTAGATCGCTTGGCTTTCCATTTTGCTGTTTCAATTCAACTTCAATAGAATGTCCATAAATACAGATATGCATGTCTGGCAAGCCGCTTTTGGTATTACGATTTGCAAATCGTTTTTCCCAATATCCAACTGGCATTGCGGTTATTTTTTGTTTTTCTATACCAAGCGGGTAAACCCCCTGCTCAGATAAAAAATTTTTAACCTTGGTTTCAAAAGATTTTTCAGGTCCCATAGATAATTATACTCGATTCTTCGTTAAAAACATATAGACAAATTGAATAAAAAATAAAAGGGCATTTTATGCAATTTTACTAGTATGCGGTTTCATCTTCAATAAAAAGTGCATCAGTATAATCTTTTCTTTTTGCCAATGTTCCATAGATCGCCTGCTCTATACTATTTCCGCATATTAAATAATAATAAAAACATGGTTTTTCCTGTCCTATTCGGTGAATACGCTTTTTACTTTGTTCGAAAAGTTCCGACGATACAGGCGGCGTAAAGTAAATAATTTTATTAGCCTTTTGTAAATTATGGCCCATAGAACCGGCTTGATATTGAAGAAATGTTATACTATTAGAATCATTTTCATATGCAGTCAGGTCCTTTATATCACCATTAATAAGTGATACAGGAATATTATATTTTGCAGTAATCTTCTGAAGTGCATTTAATTCTGCGGTAAAATTATAAAAAACAATTAATCTATCTTCTGTACTTTGTATCAGAGATTCAAAGGCTTCTAATTTTTTAGAATTATATTGCCCGCACAACTGCCTTTCATATAAAAAACGAGTTAAAGTAGTTGCACCGATTAATTCTATGTCAGTGCTATTATATTTGAATTCCACAAGAGAATTTTTTCTGAATTTCTTATACTCAGGAGTAGTTGGAATAACTATAGGAATATCAGTTTTTTCCGGCAGATCAAAAACATCTTCTGTCTTTAAAAATCTGCAGCCATACTGCCGCATTTTATTTTTCAGCCTGTCTTCATTTTTATAACCATCAATAATCATTATAGGAAAACCTTCTGAATCATCCCAATGATAATCTACATAATGGTTATAAAACATGTCCTTAGTGATATTCCAGCCTAATAAATGCAGCTGGCTCCATAGCCTTTCATATTTTCCACCGGTCGGTGTACCAGATAGTAATATAATATTTTTCGGTTTTAATGATAATACAAATTTGGAACGTTTGGCTTTTTCATTTTGAATCAAAGAAGATTCATCTAAAAGAAGTGTAAAATCTGATAATTTGAGTAATTCTTTTCGCCTAAAGATTAAATCATAGTTGATTATCCCGATTATTTGGTTTTTATAATTTATATCAATAACCTCAAAAAACTTTTTAAAATCTGATTTTTCTGTCAGATTAAATATAGTAGTTTTTTCAGAATAATATAAATGAAAGTGATCTTGCCAATCTTCAATTTTGGATTTCTGACAAACGACTAAATTTATAAAGGAGCCGAGTTGAATAATCTTCTCGGCTCCTACGAAAGTCTTTCCGAGGCCCATGTCGTGATAATACGCAACTCGATTAAAATCCTTAGTGGCTTCAAGTTCTGCCTTTTGATGTGGATATAGAACCAAGTCTGACCTCCTTATTTTATTTACAGATCAAGAATAGAATTATTCTGCAGCATCCGCAGGTGCAGCCGGCTTCCTGCCGACAATAACAACGCATCCCCTCTGGAGAGTTTTAACCTGAAGCCCACGGTTACGACACTGTGTGGTAATGTGAGTCCGGCGCTTCTTAGCCTCGTCCTCAGTATCATATGTAAACTGAACATTGATCTTATCGCTTTCGAGGAAATCCATAATTGCCTTGATTTCCTCACTGGGCGGCGCCATAGGACGGACGGGCTTCATGATACTTTCATCAACATTGTAATCAATTTTCATTTTAAATACCTCCTGTGTGTTTAAATATTTTGAAATTAACAATTTACTATATTATACATTGCATTGCTATAAAAGTAAATACTATTTTTAAAAAATTATTTTGATAGCCGAGGCTTTCTTTTATTTATTAATGATAACTACAGTAGGGATATCTTTACCGTAACTTTAACGGTAATTCTTGCGGCGATCTCGCAGCGGCTTTTTCAACATCGGAATATTCCGATATCCAAACATCGGAATATTCCAATATTCCAATATTCCGATATTCCAATATTTAAGCAAAATCTTTTCCAAGTCAAGATGAATCAAAAAGTCAAGATGAATCTATATATTATATATATTATTTATTTTATCAACAAAAAAATTACGATGTTTTTATTCTCAATTACTAAGAATAGGGAAATCATCTTGACTTCTTG